AAGTTATTACGGGGTCGTTTGCGTAATCACGCACATTTACGGACGCCTCTACCCACTTGACGAGATTCGCGAGAGGACTTAGTTGACCATTAATCGAATTGTCTGCGTTTGTTCGCGCGGTCACTTCAGCCGCAAGATTGTTTATTACGGTAGTGAGTTGCGAAAGTCTTACCGAATCATTTGGATTGGTTCCGGCTGCAAGATTGATAATCTTATTAAGATTTGCGTTCAGATTCCCTAACATCGGTAGAGATCCATCACGAGATAGTTTTTCAGCAAGTGCAAGTTGCTCTATATATAGGTCATTTTGGACGTTTTTAACTGATCCTACTCCAAAATAACTGACAATATATTGCGATCCGATTGGAACTGTGTCTGGAACTACAACTAACGCAATACGTGGAGAAACGTATACTTGCGAACCAGTTGGTGCGGTTGCTACTCTGGATTGTCGGTTCTCTGGAACCTTATGAGCATCCGTGTTACCTTGATAAATCAGGAGAGTACTGTTGTCGACTGGCCTTTCGAAAAGTTTAAATCCTCGTCGACCAGCGTATTCTGGGATTATTTGAACACTATGAACTTCGGAAGTGATTTCCTGAAAATTAAAAGTTCCAGTAATCTCGTCGTATCTCCAGTCAATACACTGTAGACCGACAGGAATTGGTGGTAGTGCCATTATTTTCTCATCATTATTTTTTGCGTTTCAATCTGTGTGGTGTATCCTGCGAGATATTTCTCGAATCGGTTATCGGTTGAACCAAAGGTAAGTTTACAGAAACGTTTCTTCCCTTGGTTGTATTCGACTTCTTTGAGGGGGACTAAAAATTCAAGGGTCGTGTGTGAGAAAATTTCAACGTTATCGAGCCATACGATACAGTCAGGAGGACTGAAAAATTTCCATCCGATTTCGCCTATGAAATCGAGTTTCATCGTGGATACGTCCACTTCGAATTTGATCCATCCGTCTTTATATCCAATCGGAACCGGAATCAAATCCTGTTCAAGGAAGGACGCTTTTCCGAGTCCGAATCGTATAAATCCACCGGGATTCGCGACCCAATTATCTTGCTCGTTCGCCATGACTTGGAACGTAATTTTCTTCAGTGAGAATACTTTTTTGTTGACTGTTTTCCGGTAAGTTACGCCGTCGGCATTGGATAAGACGAGTTTATGAGATGCTGCTCCGGCAGTAAGATTTTTTGAATCGGTCGTTACCGACAACTTCGTGGGATCGGATATTACGAATCCAGTGAGCGAATCCATTTCCTCAAGTGATTCTGTAAAATTATCCGGCGTCGTCGGAACGATATAGTCGCCAAACTCGTAATAACGGAAAGGTGCGTTGTTGATTGTGATGATGTATTTGGGGTCTTTTCGCTTTGCGAGAATTCCGGCGAGGTAGAGATCACCAACTTCCTTCGTCATTGAAGCGGGAACTTCAATCCCGCCTCCGGGAGGCATTTTAACTCCCCATTTCGCAATCGAAGTTTCGTCTCGAATTTCAGTCAGGAATTTCGAACCAGATCCGGACGGATCCTTTACATAGAGTTTGATGTAATTACAAATACCCGAAACATCGCGCTTGAAATCCACGTCGTTAAATGCAAATCCAACATTCAGCTTGTCGATAGGTTCGGTTCGTCTTTCTTTCAGAAAATAAAATCCATTCCCGTCAACCCCGGCAATCCAAAGGCCGCCAAGCATATTTTGAACAAGGTCCACGAATTTCCAAAGGGTCATTCCGTTGAGATCGAGCTCACCAAGTGTAGCGCGCCCGATTGAATCTTGAATTAAGTTTCGCGAATAGAAGACAGGAATTTTTTGGCCGTATTCCGAAAAGACTTGGGCTACGAGATCTGAAATCGGAGTGAGGGGGTTCCCCCACTCCTTCGGAAAAATCTCGACCCAACCTTTGATCACAGTTTGCGGAAGGACGGATGGATTATGAATTCGGAGGGTCAATAAATCGAGTATTTCAAGAACTTCAAAGAGCCCTTCATTTTCAGAATCCTCTGTTTCGTTTACTCGAATTTTTTGTCCGATTTCTATCGAACCGGTGTTGAGGTTTTGGGGAAATACAGTATTCGCTCCGAGATAGAGAATTGCATCCGTATTCGTAGAACCTGTTACTGTAATCTGATGTATATTCCAACAGCGATTGTTTTTTATATCGATTTCTTCAAGACGCTTACGCATTCCAAGATTCTTATACGATAGACCATCCTTCCCCTTTTGCATTTGATCAGGGGTCTCATAAAAATATCCTTTGTAAACATCTCGGCCATCAATGCGAGTTTTGAAAGTTGCAAAATCGGGAAGAGGGAAGTCGGGTCTCTTCGTGAGTTTCAACTCCGCGCTCTTTGGTCCGTTCTCGTCAACGACGGTTTTAAGTTCTGAGGGAAGAGGATATTTAATTCCGAGCGGGAAACGCGCGACCATACTTCCGGAAGCGGATGAGAACTGAACTTGTGAATCTTCGTCCGGCCCTCCGGTAAAATCTTCGAATATCGTGGATTGAGTTGGTTCTCCTTTACAAGAAGTTCCGTAAACCGAACCGTCACCGATTTCATTTCCGGCTTTTTCTCCGTGTCCGTAAATTGCACCTTCAAAGATTTGGTAACCCATCCTTAAGCCTTCCTTGCTTGATGTTTTACTCGAATCTTCACGGGGGAATTATTCGCTGAAGAATATACCATTCGGTTCAAGCCAGCTTTAAAGACGACGAAATTGCCACCTGTCCAATAACTATTATTCGTAGACCATCTTATCGGTGTGTTTAAGTTCCCCCTTCCACCAATCCGTACTTCACCCACTTCCGAATCTATGATCATGTATTTATTCAATTCGGTAGTATCCGAGAAGGAAAGGCATTGAATCCGTTGAGTTGCAAAGCCGCTTCCCTGTTCATCATAGAGGTCGATTGAATAATCGGGATTGAGGTTTGAAGCGGCTTCGAGTTCGATGATGGGATGGCCATCGATATACCAATCTGGAATCCGAAAGTCTATTTTGCCACCGGACGGAAGATTTATCCAACCCGTATCCGATTCTCTTGAATTTTCCCAAAGGACATCCAAAAGTATGAACTCAATTGGGACCTCTTTTTCAATCCTTGCTTCATTGCCTTTATCGAACCGTTCTGGGAAGGAAGAAAATTTCACTTTGGTTCTGCGTTGGTTGTGAGCGTCGATTAGCCAAAATGGTGGCTTGTTGTTTATAAAGAATGCTCTAATTTTTGATTTGAAATATATATAATCCGTATCAGTTTCAAATCCTTTAGAAACTGATAAAATCAACTTATTCGAGGCAATGAAATTATTCGATTGGTCTTCCGACCCCCACGCTTCAAGCCTGGGCACAAGGGCTTCAGGAAGGTTAAAATCAGTCGGGGAAACAAGGACGCATTCATCCTGTAGATCGAATAGCGTTTTTCCCAGATTGTCTTCAACGATGAATTCCATTATTTTTTTAAATAAGCCACCAATTTTTGAAAGTGTTGATCCGCGACAATGTCCGCCTGCTCGGAATCAAATTTATATTCTAGCGACTCATCGTTTGATTCGTCGAATTTTGCAGCTCGAAGAATCAGAGTAATTTTGTTTTTCTCTATTCCAATCTCATAGAATAAGACAACATCTCTAGAGTCGTACTTTACTTGGAAGTTATAATCTTGCTCAATCGTTCGGATAGTTGCGCTACATCGAAATAATAGAGTTTTATTCCAATAGCTTACCTCTTCCTTATTCTTAGTATTCACAACAGGAATAAGTCTTCCACAATCTATTTTAGTAGGGTCCAGGTTTTCATAATAGAGGATGGTTTTCTTTTTCATGTCTGGTGCCGATAAGTTGATCATCTCAATTCTAATTTTGTTTGAATCAATGATTCCTTTTTCGAGCAGTTTCCGTTGCCTTATATATGCTTCTTCGTGGTCTGTGCAACTGAATAATAAACAAAAACTCAAACTTAATAATAGTGTAATTTTCTTAATCATAATCACTCCTAAGTTCAGATTGGAGAGGATCGGGACAACGATCAACTCAAAACTGACTCCCCTTTCGCCTTAGAATACATCCACTCCATGAACATTTCGAAAAGAACCCGTGGATCTTGATAATTTCCATTTGTCCCCTGAAATATTGGTTGGTAGTTGAAAATGTTATCTCCTGATCGATTTGAAACGCTTTGAGTGAGTTTTTCTGCAATAGTGCCTTCCAAAGAATCCCATCCTCTTTCCGGAACCACGACTTCTTTCGGAGTGAGTAGGGCCGGAATCGAATCCTTTCCAGGAATCCCTCCTTCCGCCAAACCACCTTTCGAAAATCCCATCCAAGGAGGATATTTTTGAGCCTGAGCGGTGCTGATCGCCATAGCCCCTGTCGCTGCAGAAAGCATCGTAATCACACCCAAAAATGCGGCTCCACCCACAAGCCCAAGAGGGCCAGTGGTGGCTGTCAAAGTTGCCCAGGCCGCGACACCTTGAAGGATAGCCATGCTCATTGTCATCATCGCAGCTGCAACTTGCGCTCGTTTATTCGCTTCGAAAGAAGCGCGTCCAGCTTGCCATTCTAGGAAGGAAGTAAGACGTTTCGCATTCTGTTTGTCCGCCTCTGCTTTCTGTGTTGCAGTGGCCTTATCGGCTTCGATTGCTTTCTCTTGATCTGCAATCGTCTTTTGTTTCTTATCGTTTTCCTTTGCACGCTTCGCATCTTCAGCATCTTGATTTTTATTTTCTTTCGCAATGTCGGCCGCAGTTTTATCGGTCCAACGTTTTCGTAGTTCATCCTTTTCTTGTTGCAGGCGATTGAATAATTCGAGTTGAAGCGTTTTGAAGTCAGCATCATCTTTATGGATTCGCTCAAACTCTGCGATTTCCGCGTTGTGCTTTGCTTCGAGAGCAAGTGCTTCTTCGTTGTAATTGGCGTCGTTTTCGGCCTTGATTTTTTCAGCTGCTTCGTCGCGTCTCGCTTGTTTCTGATCCTCATACTCCTTTTCGGCCTGAGCCATTTTATCGAGGGTATCTTGAAGTTTGGAAAGTTCAGCGTCACGAGCTGAAAGAAAGTTTTGGAGATTAGCATCGATCATTCGATCAACGACTTGTCCTTGGAACTCCCATTGTTGGACTTGATTTTGAACGTGGACTTGGGTGGCTTGTGCTTGCATTTGGAAAAGTTGAGTGAAGGCACTTCCAACTTGGTTGATTGCGCTTATCCCGGTCTTTGCCCAGGCTGAAATTGATTGAGCAAGACCTCCCGAATTATTTCGTGCCCGGTTTAGTTGTTCTGCGAATTCGAATGTCCCGGATTCTAATTGTGTAAGTGGACCTGTGCTTGCCTGTAATTCTGATTTTAGACGCGCTATCTCTCCTGCCGCGTCATCGAATGCTTTTGCGCTATCTATTCTTGCATTTAATGTAATGTGTTCATCAGAAGTGATCTTACCAGCTTCAAGTTTTCGTTCGAGTTCCTTCTTCGCAGATTTTATTAAGGTATCGAGCTCAGTGATATTTTCTGGTTTTAACTTGAGAACGACGTCCGGGTGTATTTGATATTTACGAGATAGTTCATTGACAACTTTTTGGAGAGTTTCTTTGTCTTTAATCTGATCAACGGAAATCTTCTCTCCGTTTAGTTTCAGTTCGATTTCCCCACCTTTCTTCTGAGAAAAGTCGATGAGTTGTTTTTTAAGATACTCAAAGGATTGCGATTCAATGGTCGAAATAAGTTTGACTTGGGCGGGATTCGCTTTCCAGAACTCTTCTATAATTCTCTTTTGTTCTGAAAGATCTTGTTTTAAACTGCCGGATCCTCCACCCGAGAAAGAAGGCGTTTTAGTGGGTTTATCTAAGTTTTGTTTTTTTTGTTCGAGCTCTCTTAACTTTCCTAAAAGTACGTCTGCTCTCTTTGCATCGAACGCGATTTGTTCGCTGAGTAGAGGGCCTCTGTTAATTTTTAAGTATAAATTTTCATATTCAACTCCAAGTTTTTTTAAAAACGTAGTTTGCTCGTCGTAAGTTTTTTGATCGATAAATCCTTTTGATGTTTCAGATCTTGCGATCATTTCGATTCCATTCTTCGCCGCTTGAATCTCATCGAGTGTTTTTTGCGCGTATCCTTTGATCGCATCTTCCGCAAACTTATTGTCGTTCTCTGTTTTGTATCGGGTTAAAATATCGATAGTAAATACGACAGCAGTAATTCCAAGCCCAATCGGACCGAGCACTTTCATCCAAGCCTTAGCGCCTTCGAACCCCATAAGCTCAAGAGTTCTTGTAATAGTGACGAGCGCGGCACAGAATCCGACTCCTGCAGTTGTAGCGACGATAAGAGATTTTCCGGCATTATTGATCGTGAAACCGAGTTTATCAAGATCACTTTGAGACTTCGTTATTTGCTCGTTGAGTTTCTTCCACTCTTCCGAACCCTCTGGAGCCTTTTTGATTTTTTCCCGAAGTTCGTCGAGTTCCGAGGAAAGTTTCTTTGCTTCGTCACTATTACCTATGAACCCGGCAATGGATGACATAAAAGATCCACCGATGTTTAGAAGTGGAGTAATGGACTCCTGATAAAGTTTTCCAAGCGCAATTTGGGCTTTAGAAGATTCTTTATCAAGTCTACCGAGAGAACCGGCATATCCTTCAGTGAGTTCCGCAGCCTTCCCTTCAAACGGTTCCGCTTCCTTTAGTGTTTCGTTATAAAGGGCTTGAAGTGCGGCTTGTTTCTTCGTGGCGGAAGAAAGGTCTTCCATTTTGTATCCGTGTTTTTCCAACATTTTCGAAATGTTGGTCTGGATACCGGTTGCATCAGAGAGAACAGAATTTTGGTTTTTGTAACCTTGAGAGGCGACGTCTATCGATTCGGAAAGAGAGTAGTTTTGCTGTCTGAGAACGGAACCTACATTAGCGTGTGCTTTAATGAGATTAGTCGCCTGTTCAACGCTGTATCCCATCGCGATAAAGTTCCTGGCAGCGGCCGTTACCGAATCTTTCTGAAGATTCAGATCCTTAGAAAGTTTCTCTACGCTGTCAGTTGCGGGCTTGACCGCTTCTTCGCCAAAGTTGTATTTAACGATAGTTGAAAGCCCTTTCATGGTCATCGCAGCTTTTTCTGCAGTGTCCATGAGAGACTTTATTTTCTCAAGACCGGCAAAGACGGAGTATCCACCTATGATAGATCCAGCCATCGCTGTGATATTGACAAACTTTTGCGCGGAACCAGACGCCTCGTCGATTTTCTTTCGTGTAAGCTCGATCGAACTTCGCAAACGGTTAAACGAATCTGATCCAATTGTCGAGGAACTGAGGCTTGTCTTAAATTTTTCGAGCCGCGCCTCTAAACCTGCAAGTGTATTTGTCGAAAGTCGTACCGCTTGTGGTTCAATTGGTTGGAATTTCTGGGATGCCTTCCGGGCTTCCTCGATTTTCGAACGAACTACTTCGATAGCTCGACCTAAACGATTGAAGGATTCTCCGCCGATTGCTCGGTTATCAAATCCGGTTTGAAGTTTTTTTAAAGAATCCTCAAGTTCTTTGACTGTCGTTGTGGATGCTTTCGCAATTCGCTGATCAATCGCAATGGCTGCGTTAATTGCGGCACCAACAGGCTTAATCGTTGTTGTAAAAACTTTAATGTGGGATGAAAAGTCATCAATTTGAGTCTTCGACTCTTTGATACCCGTTACCTGAATCCCTAATTTTAATAAGCCTTGTCCAGTTCCCATTCTTTACTTGTTGGCCTTAATGTCCTTCATCTTATCTTTAAACTCGGCTTGCATTGCTTGCCAGTTCGCCATGTTCTTACTTCGATACTTATCAATGATCTTCTGCTTTTCTTCCTTCGTTTTCTGACTCCAAGGGACGATCGGCTCCCATCCAACTTTCAGGTCCTGAATCTGTTTTTCCAATTCTGCCGCAAACGGCTCGATATGTTTGATGATCTCAGGATTGATCATTTTGATTCTATGAACCCATTGAAGATCTTCCTCAAGTTCAAGGACTCTGATCGCTAAAAGATTCGAAGACATTGTATGGTAGTCCATTTCGGAAATTTCCGATTCAGAGAATCCTTGTTTTCGGAGCATGAGCTTGGCGATGGCAAATTCAGAATCCTGATCTACTTTTTTCCGGGATCAATCCTCCTCGGAGTTGCGATTTCGAGCCTTCCAAGGAACGAGATATAATTCGAATAATTCGGATATTCGAATGGTATAACATCCAAAATCTTGACGTACTCATCTGCGTTACTTACTAACGTATTGAATTTCGCTCTTAGAATTTTCTCGTATTCTCCACGTAGACGGGTTGTTTCTTTTTGTCCTTTTAACCACTCTTCTCGCTGTGTTTCTGGAACAAGGTTGTAAAAGTTTGCAGCGAAATCCTGAGAACTAATTGCGGCTTCTCCAAGATTTTTATTGTATTCTTCTAAAAGGCGCTGGAACTCGCTTGTTGTTATATTGAACCACTCGACGTGTTCATTTTCGATTGCTTCCATACGTCGATTGATTTCAGACAAGCGAGTGTGAAGGCCGATCGTAGAACTATTGATCGGAAGTGTGACAGTAACCACGCTTCCATCTTCGTGTTCGAGGCCCGGAATAACGATTTCGCAATCGTTACCCCGGTTGAATTTTTCGAGTAGCTCGTTAGGCAACATCGAGGTCACCCATATACCAAGCGAGCGGATAACCCGCGAAAAGGAGATCCTTGGAAACAAAACATTCCCATTTGATTTCCAAAACAGCGCCCGTTTCTCCATCCATACCTTGTTTAAACTCGGTATAGCAAAGAGCGTTGGGAATTACGATTTTATCCATCGGGTCGATTGAACGAACTTCTGGCGCAATTAAAGCAGTTGCTTCGAGCTGTTGACCTTTACCAGAAGTCAGATCGTTCCACATGTATTCTTTCCACATAGGAACAGTCCTAGCAGCGCCTTTGATGTTTCCGGTCGCTTGATCGTAGTTAATCGCGAACCCTGGAATCACTTTAGCAATTCTCTCTGCTACAGGCTCGACGAGTTTAACGGAAAATGTGAGCATATAAGAATTCAAAAGTTTCTTGTATGTTTGACTTCCTCTTTGAGAGGCCTTGAACTCTGCATATCCGATGGATTCCTCCATCTTCGCCTCAAGCGTAAGTCCCATATACATTTGATACGCTCGTTTATAAACCCCGTTCGTGATCGCAGTAGTAAGCGGTTCTTTGATCGTAAGTGAAGAGGGCCCAGAAACCGATTCCACTTGGGATGCAGGAATATTTGGTGCAAGATTCAAGAAGTCACCTGGTTTAATATCTGCGAAACTCGCTGCACCATTTGCCGTCACGACGTTAGAATTTGCCGGAACCGAGATTGTTCCTGGACGAGCTGTGACTTTTTCGTATGGTGCACCGTAATCGAGATCAACCGGAATGAGTCCGCCATCTGGTCTACCGACAGCAGTTGACCCGCTTGGTCTGATCAAAGTAATCATGGACATAGATTATTCCCCTTCTTTTTGCGCTGTAGTTTTAGGCGCCTTTTGCGTTTCAGTGGTCTGCGGCTTCGCCGGTTCTTCAATTTGGCTGTATGCCTTGTCTTTTAAAAGTTCCTCAACTTTGTTTTCCGGAACACGAACGGTTACCTTTCCGTTCTGAGTTTGTCGAAAGAGCTTCACTAATTTTTCTTCGGCCATTCGTCCTCCTATTGAATGAAAAAAGATGCGTTGTATCTGTATTCGCCGTTTAGAACTTGCCCGATAAGACGAATGTTGTTTCCTTCGATCTTACGAATGTGAATCGGTTCAAAGTCTGTAGCTGTCTTCCCTTCTGGAAGAGAGGTAGGAATCGGAAGTTCGAAGTTGAATCTTCCGCGAAGTTTTTTGAAAAGATCGAAAGCAATGTTTTTTGATCTAGACAAAGTCTTAGCAATAACCATAAGATCGAGCTGCGACTTTCCGAAAGGTTCCGATTCCGCAAAATTGTTGTGAATCACCAAAATCGATTCGTTGTTTCCAGTTGGAACATCTACGAAAGGCTGAATGATTCCTGTGTATGCAGAGAATGCCGGAGTAGTCTTTAACCACGCTACAAAGAACTCAACCAGGTATTGATTTTTTTCTACATCACTTTGCTTCATCATTGGATGTATTCCTTCATGTTGTCTTTGATGTGATCGTTTAACTCTTCGAGGATATCAGCGGAGTTGTCTGGTTCGGTAAGTTTATCCAACCAACCCGGTCCCGTTCCTGGTTTCTTTCCTTTAAGTTGAATGATTCTCCCGTCTTTTAATTCACGTTGTCCGGCATTTTGCGAAGCTGCATAAGGTGCCTCGAGAATGTGTGTGGCTTCGTATTCGTTGAATCCGGTTACGGGAGGAAGCTTGAACTGTGATTTTTTTTTCGAACTCTCGATTTCTTCGTCAGCGACAATTTCTTTACCTACATAGGACGAGTAAGCGCCTTGCATATAACTCGTATCACGTTGTGGTCTAATCCCCGTTGACGAGGATGAAATCTTAGCGGGAATTCCCAAGATAACGATCTTAAGAGCTTTGATTATCGCTTCTCCGAGTTTATTGGAAGTTCCGCGGAGTTTTCCAATAAACTCGCTGTCGTCTACACTCCACTCCCTTCCCATTATGCAGTCACCTCAATATGATGTATATTCCCGTTTGCATCTTTAGGCAAATACCATGAGAGAACAGAAAGCCAGCGACCTTTTGTCGCAAACTCGGCTTCAGTAAGGCCTTGTGGCCATGCGATTAAATCGGTTTGACGGATGTCTTGATCCGGTGGAATGACTACCTTCAGAGTTGTGTAAGTAGTGCCATTGTCGGTATTCCGAATTTGGGTGTGCGGTTTAAACCAATCCACGAAAATCGTAATCTTTTGAGATAAGTTTTCATTGAGTGAATTGTCTGCTTCGGTGTAGACAGGTCGGAGTATTTCGAGAGGTATCATGCTGCCCTCCGATCCGGAACGGATTTCCCATTTTTCAGGAACCAATCTTTCGTGAACTTAACACCCGCTTTTCTCGAAATGAATTGGAAGAGTTTTGCATTCGTGAAAACTTTCGGGAAGCCGCGATGCGAACAACGAGGATGATAACCGGGTTGGTTTTTCTTATCGTAAAACTGACAAACTCCTACGGCGGCAAGTTCGGGATCCGTGGTATAGATTTGATCTTCGTGGGGTTTGCAAACTTCCGCAGTTGTGTTGTGGCCGGGAACGGTATAGAAAACAATTCCCGCTCTTTGCCCTTCCTCAAGAGAAGCAATCACCTGACTGTCTGTAATCCGGGAACGGGTAACGAGTTCGGAATATGTATCCAATTTGAAATTGATCTCGTCACCGTTCTTATCGATGATTTGGATGTATTTTTTATCTAAGAGCTTGGAGTTGATTTTCTCCAATCTTTCGAATTCTCTTTTCCCAATCTTATTTATAAAGAACTGACGTGTATCTCTATCTCGGGCCGAAAATATCCGAGATGTCTTGGATTCTACATTCTCGAACATTTTGACAAGAACACGTTTAGGATTTGCAGGAGTCCCCTTCTCAAGAAGCCCTTTTGCGATTGCTTCCGAAATTTGTGATTCTGTAAGAACTCCCTGTTTCGAAAGTTTATAATAATTTCGTAACATGGATTTAGATTGCTGGATTGCAATTCTGAAATCATTCGCCGCATCTCGAATAAGAACCGATACAGCTTTCGTATCGATCATGGCTCCTGTAAGATTTACTCCAGATTCCAGAAGAAACTGGTCGTAAATGTTTACTCCGAATCGGTAAGTACGGTCCAAAATCAGGCCGATGGAAGAATAGAATGTATGGAGAGCCTCATCGTAAAGAGAAAGAATAATCTTGTATCTACGTTCAATGAATGAGAGATACTCTGATTGTTCTGGAACGATGGCCGAGAAATGATTCGTAGTTTTTCGAACGTAATCTGAGATAGCATCATCAAGACGAGAATGGACATCGTGTAAAATAACCCTCATCATCTCTACCTGTCTCAAGCTCATCTCTCGTAGTTCCCTTTCATGTCGATCCATTATACAAACCTCCCTTGTCCAAACATACCTGCACCTGGAGCGCCTTCTTTTTTTACGAGATCAAAAACCGATTCCGGAATGTCCTGGATGGAGCCGGTTTTGTACGTGTAACTCATGTCAGAGATCGAATAAGACTGAATCCCGTTTGCACGATTTTCAGCGTGTTTGTTTCCAGTTGGGTTTTTAAAAAGCTCAAGTGCAAAAACGATCTGCGCTTTTCGAAGAGTTTCCGAAGAGACGAGATCGTATCTAAATGCAGTCGAGCTAGTAAGTTTGATGTCCGCTGTCACGAGTGCTTCTCTCTTTCTCTCGTAAAGAGCAAGAAGAGAAGCAACCTCAGTATCCGGAATTCTACGAAAACGGACTGGTGTGATGACATCTTGTTCGATAGGTTCAATCGTTGCGTTAAGCGGCCCTTCGATAGATACAACTTTGACAAGCTGGAAATCAATATCGAGAGTTTCCCCTACTACAAGAGCTGTCACTCCTGCGGTAAAATCAACATCGAACCCGACCAATGCTGTCCCGATTACTGTCACCATTCCGGAAGCGTAATATTCCTTTCTCTTTATATCTCTCCAGGCGTTTCCACCTGAGAGATATTGAAGAAAGTCATCCGCTTCTTTGATTGTCACCAGTCCGAAACGCACGGTTACTGTCCTTCTATTCCATGAGAGTCTTCGGTTTGAGTTGGTTGTTCTTCGGCAGGTTGTGCCGGTTGCGTATCTGCGGTTTTATCCGCTTCGGAAACTCCTTCGGGCTTCTTCTTTTCCTTCGGAGATGTCGCTTTCGGAGTCGCCTCCTTCTTACTGGAATCTGGCTCTGTTTGCTTTTCACCTTTCGATTCTTTCACGAGTTTTGCTTGATGCTGCTCGAAAAAATTTTTTGCCGATTTCAGTGCATCTGCTTCGGAAACTCCTTCGGGAGGAAGATAACCGTTCTCCAAATGGTAAAGGATGCGATGCGGTGGAACCTGGACCGGGAAAATTCCCTTCGCGGTCTTCTTCCTTAGTGTAATGTATTCAATTTCCATAATTTTTCCTAACCGGGAATTTCTTCCCGGATCTTGGTTTTATCCCAATAGTCTCGCTGCAAGTTCTGGTCTGAGTGTTGCAAATCCATATAGAATATCGAAGCGCCAAAATCTTGTCGCTTTCCCGGACTCTCTCCAGGTCTCCACCCTTAATGGAATGTTGGAAATCGGATCTTTTGCAACCGCGATTGTTGAACTTTCGGATTCTTCGTCTTCTAAAGATCTAATCACTAGACAAAAAGCGTCTTTGTGAAATGCTAAATTTGGCGTATGACTTCCAATTAACGTAATCGCTACATTATCCGCAATTCCACCAACAGGAACTTCTGGATATAACTGCACACCAGTGAAAACACCTGATCCGTTTGCTGTAATATCTTGAGTTACTACAAACTGAAGGGCGCCAATCGTAAGGAGGTCACCTTTTTTCAAAGTTTGAGATGCCCCTGCCCCGTCGATGTTCATAACAGTTTCACCTTGTGCAACAGCTCCAGCTACCTGAAGAGATCCAGCTGCGGTTCCCTTTGTGTGGAAAGGAACGAGTTGGTCTGAATAGGTATCAAAACCGAATTTTCTTCCAATTGACGCTTCTCTCAAGGCGCTGGTTTCTCCTGTTTTATCAACATCCTTGAAGATACGGAGAAAATTCGCTTCGGCCTCGACATCAAGCACTAGCTTACGACTGTCTTGTGGAACAAGGTTTTCTTGCAATGCTTTGCGAACATCAACAATCGAATCCGCAGTGTTTGGAGTCACTCCCGCCGTCCCTGAAAAATAAGGTATATCTTTGTACAGAGATAAGAGTGATAGATCAATATAGTTAGCAAGCGATTTGATTGCACCCTCTACAGCAGACGGAATGATTGCTTCCGAAAGAGAATCCATCATCTGTTTGTCGTCCATCTGAAATTGTTTATATATCCAATGGTCAAGCTTTACGTCGACATACGGATCATCAAGATCGGTCGATGTTGATCCTATCGAAGTGTTCATGTTTTGAGCAGGCCCCATGTTTTGCGGCAAAGGAACACGAATCGTGTCGCCCTTTTTTTTTGCCGCATCGTCAAGATCTCGACGAATCAAAGCAGGCATCTGAAGACTTTCTCTAAGCACAGGAAGAACCTGCGGCAATAGATATGTCTGAATTAGATTGAGAAGTGTATTAGCCATTTATAATTCTCCTTAGGCTGTTTTTACGACATATTCCCCGGATTTAACTTTTCGCATGAGTTCCTTTCGTGCATTCTCATCCTTTGCATTGGAGAATTCCCTTTGCCAAGACTCAGGTGTAAATACACGAGAACCGCCGGGCCCAGACTTTCCACCGGACGGTGTCCCTGCGCCTGGGTTTAAATTGTTTTTGAGTAAGTTTGCATTTTTCGAAAGGCCGAGCCATTTTGCCGCCCCTTCTTTTGGGTCGAACTCTTGGACGCCGTTCCCATCGAAATCCATGTTTAATACGACTCTGAATCCACCGTTTGTATCTTCGATGAGTGCCGGTTTACCATACACTCTCAATAGTTGTGAGGTTTGTTCAGCATCGTATAGTTCATGGCTGGAGAGCGCCGCGTTAATTGCGGTTTGAATCGCATTCTCGTAGAACAGTGATTTGTATCGTGCAGAGTTTTTCGATTCCACTTCATGGAGCCCTTTCAGTTTTGCGACTTCTCCGTTAAGACGTATCGCTTCCCTTTCCTTTTCCGGAAGTTTTTCTAATTCAAGTTCCTGAAATTTTGCAAGTAACTCCTGATATTCCTCACCTTTCGCGCTCGTCGCTGTATCTTTAAGAGTTTTGTAATCGGATTCCATTGTTCGAAGATTTTTGTTCAAAGAACCAAATGCTTGCGCAACGGCTTTAGGAACCTTATGAGAAGTTCCGGCAATGTTAAGTTCCACAAATTCTTCGTTTGCTGTGCCACCTTCGCCAGCACCACCTTGACCTTCGCCACCTTTGTCCTCTTCCATAACTCTATGCTCATTCCTTAAAAACATACTTACTCCTGTCTCGGTTTTTAACCGCTTGCGCTGTTATCGGGATCGCCACCCGGATTTAGTTTCGTTCCTGTGTCGGAGGAACTTCCGTTAGTCTTCTTTGCCCCATTGTCGGAAGGGGCAGCCGAATTATTGCTTTGCTCTTCGATGTATTTCTTTACGAAACCGGGAAGCTCGTCTTCGTTCGTGTTATCAATTTCATCGAAGAGTTCATTTTTTTCTTTTTCCGGAATTTCCGGAAACGTCGTGTTCACGATTTCTTTTGCAACTCGTTTCTTGACGGCAGTATATTTAAGATCGTTAAAGATCGTAAGGAGTGTGTTGATTGCTTTGTCAATATCAACAGATTCGAATTTCTTTTTGTAGGTAACTGAAATCTCGGACGCTTTTAATTCGGAGCTTAGCCAACTGAGTGCAAGTTCAAGACATTCAATTTCGGCCTTTTCAAGTCGCGTCGCACCGGATAAAAGAAAAGCGTTTGCAACTTTGTATTCAAGCAATTTTGCCTTTCCCGATTGAACTCCAGACTTTTCTTCGTCTTTATCGAGGCCGACTTTTTGGAGAATTTTTTTTGCAAGGCTATCTATAAAAGATACGATTCCAGACAGTGCTTCGATTCCGTGACTTATAAACGTAGGAAGGTGACTGGAATTGGAATCAAATGTAATCCAATCAAGACTTGCAAGTCCTGATTTTTCTATTGCGTCCGGAATACTACCTGGATAGGCAAAAAGAGCAAATGAACCTGAATAGATTACCTCGTCTGCAACGGACAGGTAATTATAGATTTTTTTATCAATTATTGCAATGTCTTCAAAGACGGTTTGATTTATGAGTGTCTTTGTCTTATCGTTCCAACTTACAAAAACGAACGGAACTTTCCCGATATTGTGAGGTATCGCTTGTGCAGTAACGATCTGATCTTTATCCCCTTTCGTAAAATCTTGATAAGTTGTCTTTGTCCAAAGTCGATATTGTGTTATCGTTTTTCTTTTACGAAAAGGATCTTCGTCTTCTTCGTACGTATTATCAAGAAGTATCCAAAGAAGTTCTCCTGCTTCATTTACGGAAAAATCACGGATTTGATTGAGTTCGTAAAGGACCAGGTAAGGCTGTAAACCGGCTGCTTTGCGTGCCGCTTGGGTTTTGATTTCGTTTGGATCAAACGAAGGCGAATCTACGAGAATTCCGCAGGTATTTAACAGTGATTTTGTAGCAACTTCTTGGAAAAATTCCTGAAAACTTTGTCTTTTGTTGGCGTGAAGTAAAATATCTTCGATTTCGGATGGGACTTTTCGGTTTGGCTTTTCGTTAAAAAGCAGTCCAACAAGAACGTCGACAATTGGTGCTGTGTGATTTAAAAATACAGATCTTTTTTTTCTATTTTCGTAAACATTTGAAGTTTCTTTCAAGTACTGAACGAGGTAGTCTTTTCTAATGTAATCTAAACCACCATGAAAGGAATCTGTGATAAGTTGATACGCCTCAAGACGTGCAGATATATCAGGATGGTGCCTTTCTAAAATAATTTTGTTCGGATCTTCCGCCATCTATTTCGACAGTAGTTTTTTTACGAAAAACAGTCAGCGAAATTCGAAATTTTTTTAGTGAGCAACGTGGGCCGAAGCGATAAAAGGCTTCGCATTCGGAAGCATTTCCATTGTGCCATATCGCATAGCGTCAACTTCGTCGTCATCTTCCTTAATTATTTCGCGGTCCTTTGGCTTTGTTGACTTCGATTCTGCAGAGCGCCACCGATACGTGTTGAGTCCGTTGAGAAGTGGAGTGCAAGAACGGAAAAATTTCATTCGAGGTCGCTTATGTTCGTTGAAATCCAGGAGGTCAATACAGTGATCGATTCCCGCTAAGACTTCCTTGTTTGCCGGTTTCGTTACAATTCCATATTCATGGAGAGTCGCCCGGTCTTCGGCATCATGGTCGGCTACCGTGGACGAGTAGAGTTTTTCCGCAAGCCGCCAAGCTTCTGGGCCGTTCTGCTCTTGCTCGGGAAGGTCGAGAATAGAAAGTCTTTTGATATATTCGGCGTGTGCTCGGACTGTGTTTTGTGCAAGGGAATGAACGCGGTAAAAGTATATGCAGTCATTCGCGGCATCATAAGCCAGCCAAATGCAAACGAAAGGGTGTGTATATCCGAAGTCGATCGCGCGAACTTTCTTCCAATTTGTCGGGATCCTGAAGTCATCTACAATGTGCGTCTCTTCATCCAGATTAAAGACAAGTCCTTCATACGAACCGTAATCACCGATTCGATAGCGTTGCCGTTTCGCACCCGAAAGATTATCTAATGTTGTGAGATATGTTTTTGAAAGATTGTCGATATTGTCTTCTGGCCGGAAGTGGAGATTTCCGTACTCAGAAAAATTTCCGATTGGTTTTTCTCCTTCTGGGTTGATTCCAAGCATCCAGACTTTATAAGACCAGGACTGTTTAGTCGTCGGATTAAGATCTACAATAAATAGCGTTTTGATCATGTTTCCGGTATCGTTGACTGCAGTGTCATTCAAACGTGTCATAAGAGACTCGATCACAGACCATTTATTTTCATTTGCTTCCGTGACGAAAATCGTAGCATATTCGGCCCCGAGAATCGAGTCAATCGAGGACGGTTCAAGTCCTCCAAGGATAACGTACGATCCATTTTTATACCGGACAATTCCAGGTTGTTCAAGGATTTCGCATAAGCCGAGTTTTTCATCTTTCCTAAATTGTGGGAGCATCGTCTGAAGCCAGATCGTTTTTTTTGCATTCGAAAACGAATATCGGCATACGAGATGTTTCGAACCCGGATATTTCAAAGCGCGGATCCGGATCGCTCGGATGGACAGGAAAGTTTTTCCTGACCGACTACCACCCCAAAACTTTATGAACCGCTTTACTGTGTCTGAGAGCAGTTCGAGGGCCATCTTCTGCTTTTCGTTCCACTTTATCTGATCGAAAATCACGACACTCAATGAATTCGCACCTCACAAACCAGACTCTTCCGTTCCGAAATGAATATGGACGTCCCCGCCTTCTTTATCTTTGTACATTCCCGTGTATTTCCCAAGCATCTCCAACGATTTCGTCTTATCTGCGAGTCGAAACGTCCGGTCGACGATCTCGTCACCGGCTTTCGTAAATGTGCGTCGGGTAGTAATCTCTTTTACAGCGGCCGGATGGAGCGTTTTGATTTTCTCAATATCAACATTCCCAGTGTCATCGATGTAATCGGCCAATGTTGCGGATACAAGTTCCCGATTTATCTCAACGAAAAGCAATTGCAGTTCGTCTTTTTTAGACGAAATCACATCTTGGATCAACTGGTCTCGGTACTTCCGAACACTAGCTTTAGCTAACAGTCGAGATGCGGCGGCATTCGCTGATTTTTCATTTGCATCAGGATATGTTTCCAGATAGGCTTTCTTACCATTGAGTCGAAAGTGGAAGACGTAGTTTTCGACAAAAAGCTTGTTCTTCTCTGTGAGGACTGGTTCGAATTCCTTTTCCGAATCGCTATTCTCCAATTTTTTCTTCAGAGAATTTTCTCTCTTCCTGGGTTTTTTCTTATTATTTTCCTTCTTGTTTTCCATGATTTTAACTTAGAACATTGAGGTTTTTTTCCGGTGAATCGACTCCTGTAATTCTTTCTTTTCTGGTACGAGATTTTTTCCTTTTCCAGAAAGTTGGCGAAGTGTGCGAATTAGACGTTCGCAGTCGCGGAGAATCGAGGTTGTCTCTGGATAGATGATCTTCCGGTTACGTTCGAGATTCCTGGCTTCACGATAACGAATCAGACTTTCTTTAAGTAAATACCGGAGAAACGTAATTTCTGAACTTTCTTTGAGTTCTTTCACTGAAAGCGGTCGTGGTCGGGAATTCCCAACGTGTTCTGGCTTAGTGCGTTTTGACAATGTTGACTCCTCTGGAAACTCCAGCTATAAACCAGTTGTATTCCCTTTTGAGTGGATGAAAGAGCGAGTGGCAATGATTACACAGAACGAGAATGTTTCCTTCATCAAGAATTGCCGGATCCGAAAGGCCGAGGCGCGCAACGTGGATCAGGTGATGAACGTGAAGTTTTTTCTGTCCGACTTCTGTAGCTGTGTTTCCACAAGAATCGCATCTTCCGCGACTGCCCACAAGTGTATTTACAAACATTTTGTATTCTGAAATAGATAGTTTCATTTAGTAATTTTCTTTAGAAGCTTGGGATCTATCTCGTGAATGATCTTAGTCGAATATATTTTAATTTGTGGACGATCAGAGAAAATGGTCAAAAACGATTTCCAATTCCTTGCGCCTGACTTCGTCTTTAAATCGAGAAGTTTTTCGATGTCAGGTTCATCGAGGTCGAAAGTACGTTGGTTCTGTGTATTAAACTTTTCGACATAACGGATAAGTTTGAGTTCGTGAACGACGCACTGGAGAGTCTTTGATGAGATTCCCATGAGTTTCGCCGCATTCCGAAGGGTCAATTTTCTGTGTGGGGTTGCGTTTCTTTAAAATTCTCTGGCGGGAAAGAGTCGTCTGGTAGTTCTAAGACCTTATCCACCTCTTCGTAAATTTTCCATGCGAGTTCTCTTCCTTCCGAGGTTGAGAGTGTTTCAATCGCCTTGAATGAATCGAATTTGATGACTCCGTCTTTTCGAATTCGGCCCCTTAAGAGTTTCTGAAACAAAAAATTGCTCACTCTGAATATTACAGATTCGCCTATTGGATAGAAATATGTGATTTCAATTAATACTGATTTTCTACTCTCAAAATCGTAGATAATGCTCTTTGTATATAAACCTTCTTCCAGAGTCTTCATTTCACTCACAGCTTACCGGAATTCCTTTTTGATCCACCTGTACCGCAACCCCCGAAGGGAACTGCAAATACGTGACGCCGTTTACGCAAACTTTCGAATATTCTACGAACTCGGAAGTGAGTTTGTTCAGGAATCCGCAATTAAGAGGCGTAAATCCCAGAATTAAACAGAACAAGAATTTCATGTATTCTCCTTTGTTGTTTTTGAATTAAATAATTCCTTTGGTCGATCCAGAAAAAACCAGATCACTTCAATTGCATTCTTATGCCAATTTCCCAGTTTCGGCGAACTTCGAAAGCAGTTCCGCAAGTTGCTTTGCTTGCTCCTGGCTAAATCGTCCACGGTCTCCAAATTCGTTTCCAAACCAAATCGATGGCCCGCTTTTCTTCGCGTCGATTGCCTCTTCAACAGAATATTTACGATCGAATATATCAAAAAAAACTGCTTTCTGTGTTCCTTTACCCGTCTTATGGATATTTACCTTTCCCTGACTCACAAGATTTCCCTTTCTTTTTTACGTTTCCAAGACTGGGGTCATTGCCTTCACCTTGCTTCGCATCAGCCACAATCTTTGGCACTTCTCCAAAATACATGGGTGGTTTATTTTTCCTAAAATTGTCCGATTTGCTCGGTTTTTCTTCCTTAGCGTTATTTTTTTTCAAAGAATCGGCCTCCTCAATCTTCTATTGTCCATTTTACATTTAACAGATTGTACGAAATGGTTTTCGAAATGTCTTTTTTTGGAATTATAAGCTCTTTCCAACTGCTTTAGTTTCCATAGCGTATACATAGTGTCTGCAAAAAGTAATACAATATCAAAAATCATATAGGCAATAGCCGTACAAGTTATCCACGGGAAAACCGTATACATCAATACAAACAAAAAGGTTTCTAAAATCATTTCCTATCTCGCTCATCTCCAAAATACTTTGTCACCACCCACCACAACGGAAGCCAAACAAAGAGGGCAATCACAACCCACCCGACGACAACGCAAGGCACTGTGTAGGTCGATATAAGTTTGATGATTTGGACGTTAGTCATCGGAAGTTTGCACATTCCTTGCAAGTGCCCTCATCGTTTAAAAAATATTCGTCCATTCCGAACGGATAAAGTCCGCATATTTCACACATGGTGTTCTCATTTCCACACCTCCACTTCATTTTACGTAAAAGGGGTTTTAACTTTTTAAAATCCCCATTCTCATCCTCTTCTACATTAATCACTTTTCCAAATTCAGGCGAGTCCCCAATAACTTTAAAAATCTCTAATGAATCTTCTGGTGATATTTTATCTATCTCATATAAGTCATCGAAATCACTATATTCATTATATTGGTTATTAACCCAATATAACCTCTTGGCTCTTAATTCTGTTTTTGCAAAAACAATACAAATATTTTCACATTCGTATGCTTCCGAAATTATATAAACGTTCATAATTCCCTCTGCATATTTCGATACGCGGCCGCTCCCTCAACAAACACCGCGTAAAAACCTGATCCCAGATCCGGAAATACCGGAAGTTTCGAAAACTCAGTTTCAAGCTTTGCGAGTTCAACGTCAGTAAATCCCGTTACGGTCTTCAAATCCTCTCGAAAGCTTTCCAATTCTTTTAGAGTCATACTTTCCCCTTTTAACAAGCGTAATCAAATTTAAGATAACGTTGTCTTGAATTTAGCTTAAAATAAATTGTACCATAAAAAGTATCACCGTAATCGCTTGATGGAGATTGATCTATAAATGCAGTTCCGTATTTGCCATAACAATCAGTTGATTCATCTTCAAAATGCTCTTCCTTAAGTTTTTTAGTAATACGGAAATTCTCTACCCAGATTTGATCGGTGATCAAGGCTGATTCTGTAAACCAGTTAACCCAATCTTGCCCTTTTATAGTAGCAAGTGCCCGTAAAATTCTCTCATCCATTCCGTTTTTCTCCTGTGATTTTCATGTGTGCATCAACAAGGACCGTCGCAAGCGGTCCTGTTCTAATGCCTAATATTTCCCAGCCTTCTGAATCATTCAAGCTCACGTGACCATTGTTTAAAAACGAAATGATCCACTTTTCTCCTGCAAGCATCGGAAACATTACTTCGCACAAAGGACCAATACACTCCAAAAGGGATTCGAAGTCGGGAAGTTCCTCCGGCTTCACTGCTCTAGGTATTCTAGGCATTGATATTATTCTTCCTTTATCATATGCCCAATTTGACATCATATAAAATCCACTATCACCTTTATGGTTGGGCAGAAATTTCCATCCCAAAATTTTTTCAGCGATATATTCACGGCGTTCTTGTGGAGTCATTTGTTCTTCTTTCATACTTATTCCTCCCCTACCCTCCCACACAATCTGATCGAAACACCTAAGGAAACTCCCAATAAACCAAACTCAAAGACCAAACGTTTGAGTGGAATCTCAGTATAAGTAAAATAATATAAATTTAATGTAATTAAATGTTTACTGTCTTGAGAGGTAAGGCTATAAGAATGATCCAAGTAAACATTTATAAATGAATCAAATGGATTTTTACCTATTAAATTAATACTACTATTACGCCTTAACCATATGAAAAACCATTTAAGATCCACAATCTTTCTCCAGGTTTTGATTTTTAATGACATTCTATTTTTTTCCTCCCACACAATCTAATCCAAATACTTAACCAAAACCCGAATATACCAAATTCAATCATTAGATAATTGTATAGAACGTCACTATATTTAATATAATCTAAATTTAATATAAACAAACGCCAAGTTCTCAGGTAACCACCAAAGTTGTGATTTAAGTAAACGCATATAAATGAGTAATCAAGAATATTTCCAAGTATCTTATAACTACTACCCGTTTGCCTTAGCTTCTGAAGATTGTATTTAAGATCCACAATCTTGCGTAAGAATCTGATTTTTAATGACATACTATTTTTTTCCTCCTAAAACGGAATCGAGTTAGCGAAATCACATCGTTATCAAAATAACAAAGCAACTCCCTATCCAAATGTTTTTTATCCAACGTAACACAAATCCGTCTACCAACACGGTCCTTTTCGAACGAGTGAACAATGCCCTCACCGTGCGGGGTCTTGACTCTATCACCGATTTTCAATCGCATTCAATATTCGCCTTTTCCGCTGCTTTTTTTGGAAACTGTTTCCACTCTTCCCCGTCAAGGCGCGCCCTAGAATTTCTCTTATCACCCCATTGCTTAAAGAAGAACGGAACATCTGCGTCTGTACACTGATCACGCAAATTTCGAATCCAATTTGGCCGCACAAGTCTTGCATTCGGGCCTGACTCTCCTCCTGCTATAACCCAATCGATAGGAGATAGCGTTCCCCAAATATCCTCGTAATAGCCCATAGATAAAATATCGAGGTTGCCTTTGAGCGCGTTGACTGTGCCATAGTCTTCTGTTTCTAAGTTCGTTAAATCAATCTCACCTAAAAGTGGTTCTGCTGATATAAATTTTATTTTCGCTGGAGCTTCCATCAAAAACGGAATTCTCTCATCCGCTGTTTCTTGATCTTCAACTGATACCCCAAGCCAAACGTTTGGGAGCGGCCACTCGACTAATCCAGACCACTTGTCGGTCGATTCGTGCGGCATTTTTATACTCCTCGTTTGCCGATTGGATTCCACAAAAGAGTACGCAACGTCACCTATTTCGCCCGCACGGTCTTCAGTTGTTAAATATTCTAACATTCGTTCCGGACGTTTTGTTAAAACTTGAAACGTGTGTTTGGGATTTAAGGCCATCACGCCAAAAATTCTGTCAATGAACGAATCCAAAACATCATCATGAAAAAGATCAGACATTGAGTTTACGAAGATTTTCGAAGGTTTTCGGATCGAAAATGGTTCTTTAAGTTTGTGCTCTTTGAGAAGAATTTCCGAAAAGTCTCTATCTTTCCATTCTCCGAATTTCCGCTTACTTAATTTTTCCGCGTAACAGTTTCTACAACCGGCTGAAACTTTTGTGCATCCAGTCACTGGATTCCAAGTGTGGTCAGTCCATTCTATCTTTGAGTTTTTCATCCCTTATTCCTCTCTTCCATTCCCGCATTCCGAAGCGCAACGTAGACAATATCCCAAACACCGCGTAGCTTCCTATGGATACGCTCTGCCCTGCTCGACTTCCAAACTCTCTTCGGATTAAAATCCTGGCTCTGCATAAACCTTGCGTCGTAAGAGCCGTATGCGCCCTTTGTTTCTTTTACCGTCTTTCCGTCGTTTGCTATATACGCACGCGAATGCTCACGTGCTTTTGACTCGTCGCCGTTCGGCCAGATTTCAACTTTAATTACGATCACGGCTTCAATCCCTACAGGCAATGGGGAAAGGACAATTTGGATCATGGCCCGAGTCGATACAAAGTTCTATATAACGTCTAAAGGTGACTACTGCCCCCAATTTTTCCAACCAATATCGATCTTCTTCTGTTTCACCGTATCTCATAAAATCTTGCGTTGCCTCATCAATTTCGCAAACATACTGTTCGTCTGCATCAACAATCTCTAATACGTTTTCTGAAAGAAACTCCTTAACAGACTCACTAGTGCCAGCAATGAGATAACGTGCAAGTTGTCGTAAAGACGGTGACGCCCAATATTCGTAATCATTAATTAAAAACACTTTCATATCGTTCCTACTCCTTGTTCTGGCAAAAAATATCCTACAATCTCACTGCCCTCTTTGTCTGATTTTAGGCCATGGAGTGGGCAGAATTTAACTCCATTGGCCTCGATGAGTTCCGTTCCCAGATGTGGGCATCTCTTACCATGGCACTTTTTCCCAAAGAAGCCTTTTGCCCACGATTTGTATTTCTCAAGTTCCGGTGCACGGTCCGATGGGTTTGGCCCAAGAAGACCCGTAACATTCGAACGACAAAGCTTCCTCTTAAATATAATCCCCTGGAAAGAAAACCGTTCTCCGGAGATTATATTTTTTTGACCCGTCCACACTGGTTTGTTTGTAAATCCGGATTGAATGGAAAATTGTTCATTATAATTTTCTGATATAAATCTCGTATCAATGTGATGATGATTTTCCTTCGCTCCGAATTGTGGATCTGAATGCTCAGGGCCATTAACTGGGACAAAAACTCTTTTGCCTTTAGGTCCTATTAATTCAGCGCAAGGGATTTTATAAAATTTACCTACTTCGAAGTTCATATTCCTTTCCTCTCCGTCACAACGATTCTTATATCGTCACGGATTTTTCTTTCCATCACCAAACGATAAACTTGCCTATCATCTTTATATACGATTCCATTCATCGCATCTAAAAGAATTTTCGCAATTGCATCAATATCAAGACGTTCATAAGATGTATGAATTTCCACAGAGCATTCGTTCAAGATTACTGGACCAGATAAGCATTGTGATCTAAAATCATATTGTAATCCTTCTTTAACAGATCTATAATCATTTGATAATATTAACTTTTTTTTATTCTTTGAAAGGCCGTATCTTCTATTTACGGATACCGGCTTTATTTTTGTCTTAAGCTCGACAGTCATTCCAGCGACCCCGTTTCCGAAAATTTTCCATTCGAATTTTTTGCGACAATCATCGACTTACGCAACCTCTCTACTCTGTTTGTTTCTTCTCATGCTCTCCATGGCTTCGCTTAACAAACTTCCTTGTTCGTCGTCTTCAATTGCCGTCTTCTTCCAATCAAGCCTTACTCCCAACGCGTCACTAACGTAGACTCTCTCCGGTTTGTCTTTGAGCCGTTTGAACTGTGTCACGAATTCCTCTGTCGTTACCCAGCGACGTCTGTGATCTGAATACCTCGTGACCTGATAACATCCAGGGTGCTCTGCTGTTTGCCCCAGGCAACGAGACGCAAAACACAGCTCACCCGTTTTACGTGACTCGACTCTGTAGAATCGCTCCTCCGTGAAAAACCCGCGATCCTCAACGCGCATGTTAGAAACGACTGCTGGTTTTTCCGCAGCCCTCCGCTCCCCCTCTTCAAACGCTTCAAGGAATTGATCGAGTGTGACGTCACGTTGAGGTTTCACGAGTTAAGCCGCGTCGTTCCGATTGAATAGTAGTGGCTGTTCTGCCACTTTCGCAACCTGAACCAGGTTTCCGTCTCTAATCACCCTGTTCGCCTGATCTTTGAAATTCTCGATCCGGGAAAAAAACGACTCTGTTATTTTGAATTCCTTAACGCGGTGTTTTTCAAAACGTTTCGGAGTTTTAATTTTCCAAGCGTCGCCACTTTCTGAGAGTTTCTTGATCGCTTCGATTTGGATCTGTAGTCCGTTTTTCAACGAATAGGAAAACAAAACCTGTGTGGGCTGAATTAGAAAGATGTCCTCCGGATCCAGATCCATTTCACAAACTTCGTTCACGTCCGCTTTGAATGCGTTAAATGCGGTTAAAAATTTCTCGTCTGAGATTTCCAGCTCTGGAAGGACGAAAGCCCGGCGAGAGTAGTTGTCTCGGAATCGAAACTCCATTCCATCCTCTTTGATTGCGAAGTTTACAACCTCGTATTGCCTAAGCAGTTTATTTTGACTCATTTTCCTCTCCTCGCCAGTTCGGCACGTTCAGTTCCTATTTTCTCGTAGATCTCAGTCACGAGCGCTAACGTCGCTCCCCGATCCGCAAGTATCTCGTATGTTCGCTCAATACGATATCCACTGTTAAGATGCCAACGAATTGACGCTCCCAATTGTTCGTTCGTCATGCTGCGGCTGGTCTTTTGAACTTGCATGGCTCCCCTTTGTCTTGTTTAGATTTTTTGAATGTTTCGTAAAATGATTTCGCATATGTAATTTTAGGGTTTGTCGAATTTGGATCGTAATACTCCTCCGGTGATTTTGCACTTAGGATAAACTGTTTTGTTGTCGGTGATATTTTTTGTGCCTGGATATAATCCTCGAAGTATTCAAAATCTGGTTGGTGATTAGTTTGTGTTGGTCGTTCCGAGGATGGCGGCTTTAGCGCGACTATAGTTGATTGTATTTTTTCGTAATAAGATTTTGCAGATGCAATTGTGATCGGAATCGGTTTCCAAAATTTAAGATCGTCTTTGAATTCCTTAGACTCTTTGATCCGTATAAGATTAGATACAACTTCTATAATCTTATCAGCCGAAAGACCAGAAGTCATAAACCAATTTAAAGCAGAGGTTTCTTTTCCAACAGTATGAACGTATTCGATATTCCTCGAAGCGAGAAGCTCCTTTGTTTTTTCGTAAACGTTTACAAACGTAATAGTTTCAGAAGAAACCTCTTTTTCTTTCTTTGTACTATCTAGTTTATTATCCCCTTTAATATCTGCTCCATAATTTGTGGAGTGCATGCACTCTATATTTTGTGGACCCCACTCTACTTTTTGTGGGGGGTCTTCCACATTTTGTGGACCCGGGTCTATATTTTGTGGAGTGGGTTTGATGATTCGAACGTTAGAAAAAATAAACCGACTTGTCCCGTTTTTTGTTTTTAAAAGCCTGACTGTTATCGCACCCTTTTTTGCTAACCTTGAGATAGAGGCCGAAATGGCTTTTTCAGCTTTCGTTTTTTCCGCCAAAAGTTTTTCAGAATCTTTTTCGTACGGGTTATACCTCTCTAATAGTCTCGCAAAATAATCGTTAGTTGCAGTACACCCTTCCTTCCGATTACTAAGATTGTGAATCAGCGAAAAAATTATTTTCTCTCCGTCTGTCAGTCCGAATCCGTTAACAACATTAAAATCAACAACAGCATAAGAAGATCCCTCGGGCCGATTGGGACGTGGAACTCGACTAGGAACGGCACTCATACGACACACTCTGTCTTAGACAAAGGCGGGACCAGGTAGAGAGTATTGTTTAGATAACTATCAAGATCATCCAGACTATCCGTTACAAAAACAACAGAGTTGTTTTTTTTGATTATAATCTGATCACTAATATTTATTGTTAAACAAATACCAAAATCAACGTGATGAAATTCCATTGTCCCGTATTTTAAAGCCATCTTCGTATATACAGTTCCAACAAAATTCCATTCGTTCGGCCTGATCTGAGTAAATTTATGTTTTTGTAATATAATATTTATGTGTTCGTTTTGCGTATCCGCAACCATGATTATCCTTCCCCCTCACTGTCCTTTATGTCGCTTTGTCGGGTCCAAAAAAGAAACCGGTTTTGTATTTTTAGCTTTATCAGTAGAGTTTGCAGCCTTTAAAGCGGCGTCCTCTTGTGTTAAATAACTTTTGCGTATGTGACTCCACTTTTGTATAAGATCGTCTGCATCATAATCCTCTGATCTACCGTGTAACCACTGCAAAAAGTAAAACACCGATACAACGGAAATTGCAGTTAATCCGATCAAAAATTTTAAGCTGGGTTCCATAGTTTGATTAAAGTCCTTATGCATATAGAGCAAACTACGGAAGACCCAGATACACATGCCAGCGCAAGACTATACCACACGGTTAGTATTGCGTATTGTTTGAGTATTATAAAATCGTAATAGTATAGCTCAAAATTCATAGTGTCACCAATCCGCTTTTTCGCCGAAAAAATGAGTCGATACGAGATCAAGTGTTACTATTTTTTTATCCTTTTCAGCGAACACGTCGATCACCTTACCTGACTCAGATCCAGAAGCTGTGCCGAATTCTACAATTGCTTCTGGATTACATTTCTCTAGTTTCTTAATTAATGTTTTAACTTTCATAATTCCTCTTTTATTCCTTTTGGATTTTCGGAGAGCCTATAAGGTTTAGTAGACATTTCGTCGTTAAGCTCCCTATAGGATCCGAGCTTGCCCATGGTCTAGAATGGTGGGTGCTACCCAAAATTAGCTCGCTAATCTCCGACAATCCAAAAGTGCCGCGCACGGTCGGCTAAACTTAGGAGATACCCCTATCCCTGCCGTGCCAGGGATTACGCTACTTACTCTTATGCGGCCTCGTACCATCTCTCGAGGACGGTCTGACGAATTAGGTCTTCGTCGATCTCTATAAGTCCTGCAATGATGTGAGTGACCTCATCCAATGATTCATCACACTTATCATCAAAGAGCGCGTCGTATTGATTCAAAATTCTAATTCTATCTCTCTTTTGATTATCCATGCATAGCTCCTTAATCTATTTGTAGATTTTGATTCTCTATTAACTCGACACCCTTAAATGATCTCCCTGATTTAATAGCAGCCTTGAGTTCATTTTTCATTGGGCTATATTCAATTTTTGTAAACTCTTCGCCGAGTACGGTAAGGAGTTGATTATCAGGTATTTTTACATCCAAGGATTCGCTTTTGCGCCAATAGAGTTTAACTCTATCGTCTTTGAGTTTAGTCCCCTCTTGCAGATTAGCTTTAATAAATCTTAAAAGGCTCTTATACCTTTTTTCAAGGGCCTCTCTCCTCTTTTTAAGATTGGCTTCTTTTGATTTTAAAGCTGCTGCCTCAAGTTCGAGTTCGCAATATATGCACCCAAGATTGAGGAGTTTCTTTTCCTTTGCTTCAACGATCTCGTTCAACTTCTCCGCAAGAACCTCATCTACAATTTCACCCGTGTCCGGATTAATCGCGGAGTAGAGTGTCTGATAATACAGATCGTTGAGTTCGAATAGTTTGAATGTTGCGAGTGCGGCCATTAGGATAAGTCCCCCTCTTCCGTATGTCCAAGCGCGCCTAACGCACGGTCGAAGTGCGTCAGTCCCTCTTGATAGAGTGCGACCTTGTTCTGTTTGCTAAATTCTTGATACATCCCTTCCCACCGTTTCCTACAGGATGAAAGTTTTTGAATCGCTTCTTTTTGAGTTAAGCTTTCGTTGCCCAGGACTCCGTCGATCCATGCCTTGGTATCTGCGAGTTTTGTTTCGAGAGATTTATCAAGTTTTTTTGGAGCTGGTTGTTCTTGCTGCGCAGGGCCGAGCGAAGAAGGATCTTCTTTTTCCGCCAGAGCTTTTTCAGGTTTTGGTTTTGGTGCCACGCCTTCTGACAACCATGATGCAAGTTCTTCCCCAAATTCTTTTCCAGGCTTCTCGATAATCTTGTCCTGGAATTTTCCGGTGCGGTCTTTAGATACGGAAGCGTAATGATCTATGCTAAGTTCGATAAGAATATCGAATTCGTATTCAACACCCTTGCCTTGTTCAGGCGCAAGACCAACGCGCTTAGGAGCTTGCTTGCCACTTCGATTTGTCTCAAGTACGTATTCTGTCTTTGAGCGCATTGTAAAAAAGAGGTGCCCAGGAAAATCGTATAAAGCAGAAATAAGTTTTTTCTGCTTTGGTGTTCCTTCCGACCATGCAGCGTAAGAGTTCCCTGCAAATTTTGTTTTTGCAATCTTATCAACGTCTTCAAGCAACTCTTGCCAGGCATGAGTTCCGGAATCGATGATCAAAACATCATAACCTAATTTGCCCGCCTCTCGCATCATTGCTATATAACTGTCAATTGATCGATCCGTAAGCTGGCAAATATCAAATTCAAATCGGTCCGAATACTTTGCAGATGATCCACGTTCTGAATCAATCACCGCAATTTTCTTTCCCATGCCTTGCGCCATCGAAAGACAAGAGTATGTCTTCCCTGATCCGGACGGCCCAAAGATCGCGGCACGTAATTTTGATTGTTCTTTTGTTGCTTTTACGAAAGTCATTTCCCTTCTCCTCCAAAATTGAATTTTGAATTGCGAAGGGATAATGTCTTAAAATTTAAGATATTGTCAAGAACTAAAGTATTAATTTTTAAGACATTAGAATTTTCTGAATTGTTTCTGACAGAATAAGCAATCGCTCCATTGAAGATAAATTGCCAATTCCTGTTGTAATTGTTGAAATTGTTCCGAGTCGAACACCACTCATTTTTGCGAGAAGAGCCGCATTCCCTCTTTTCTGATCCACAAAGTATCGGATATAATCCGTTAGAATTTGCCTGTCCGATTCTTCCGAATCCAGATTTTCCCGACGTCGCTTTATTACCGTGGAAGCGATTTTTTGTAATTGTTGGTCCGTCATCGCTATATCCTATTGGTGCTCCATTAAAATTCCTTAATGCGAAATTCATTTTATCCCTCCCATTTTTAACGTGGTGGGATAATACTGAGAATATCTCAGGTATGTCAAGCTGATTTACTGATTTTTTCTCAGCTTTTGAGCTGACAGTGAGAGCTTGACAATTCGCTCCATCGAAGGAGGTGCTTGCTTTCCTGTTATTAAGTGCGAAATTACGGACCCCTCTATCCCACTCTCTCGGGATAATAGTGCTACGTTCCCTCGCTTTTCTTTTGCGAAGTCCCGGATAGAATTGATTAGAGTCGCCTTGTCCGATTCTTCCGTATCGAAACAGTCTTTCCACTTGGCTATAATCTGATCTACTGATGGTTGTTTCTTTGAGGACATCGGCTTTCTCTATTGTAGTTGTCATCTGTTCCCTCCCGATTTGAACACGGAGGGACTTTGCTGCATTATTTGTAGCAAGTCAAGACAATTTACTGCATTTTTTGTAACTTTATCACTGCTTCCGTAACATCGAGAATCGTTTCCAACGAAGGTTGTGCGCCAGTTCGTGTAACGATTCTCGAAATTGTCGAAGTTGGAAGTTTGCACTCCCTTGCGAGATCGGCCGCATTTCCGCGCTTCAAGTCCACGAACGATCGAATAAATTGTATTAATAGATCGCGATCGTTTAACTCTGATGCAATTTCCGATCGTCGACGTTCTATGATTTTCAAAATAGTTTTGAGTTCGGACATCGGCTTTCTCTATTATCGGTTTTTTTATAATCCTTCTTAAATCGCTCATCACGCCACCTCGTCCACTCTGTATGATTTTTTGATGTCCTTAACGACGTCCGCCATCGCATCCGTCTCCGCACGGAGCACCATGAGTGCCTCATCACGCTCTTTGACTTGTCCTTTGAGATACCTGATCGTCTGTCTGTAACTCACAAACAATGCACGGAGACGGGCACGAGATTCTTTTACGTTCTGTTTTTGTTTTTCCACGCGCATAACGTCATCAAGTGAGATCCCGTTAACCGACAAAGACAACAAGCTTATCGAGGACTCACTAATGAGTTTTTTTAACTGGCTCATTTGCTGATCTTCTTTGAATGTCATGACAATGCCTCCTTAAAGCAGCAAAAGAAAACTGCTATTATAGAAGGTTTTTTGTCAAGAATTATTACTGCTTTTTTAGCAGAATTTGAACAGTTTCGGCGATAGAAAGAATTCGCTCGAAGGACGGTTGAGCACCCTCGCCGGAAATAAGACGAGATAAATTTCCAGAAGGAAATTTTGTCTCCTTTACAAGAAGAGCCGCATTTCCACGTTTTAAATTGACAAAGTATCGGATATAATCGACTAACATCTGTTTGTCGATGTCTTCTCTTGAGATACTCTCTCGTCTTTGACGAATAATTGCGGGAATCGTCTTTTTTATTTGTTCGTCTGTTAAAGACATGTGTTATTCCTATTTTCGGAATTTCTAAGATTTTACTCAAGCAATTCATTGCTCCACCTCGGTTAACGGGGTTTCTGCAATTTGCTCACTCGCATCAATCCAGTTACGGACAGCCTGCACGTCTTGAGATAGTTGGACGATATTACGTAGTGCGTCCATTTGGTGGTCTGTGTCGGGGTTCACGCTGCACCTCCTAAGTTGTATGAGGTGCGAATATCTACACAATGTTTATTTTTGTCAATAAATAAATCTAAACATTGTGTACTTTTTGAATTACCTCCGCAAGCGTTAGAAGTCCGTCCATGCCCGGAGGTCGGCCAGAGTTGTTGACCAGATTGGAGATACGCGAAACTGGAATTCCTGTTTGTTGTGAAAGAAGAACTGTGTTTCCTCGTTTCTGTTCTACAAACTCTCGAATGTATTCTATTAACGCTTCGCGGTGTTCTTGCTCCGAATCCACACACTTCCGTCTGTGTTCGATAATTTGTTTTATCGTCTCTTTCTTCGACATGTCTCTCATCCATTATCGGAAACTGAGTTGATTCACTCAACTGTTTCATATAGCACCTCCTAAGTTGTATGAGGTGCAGAATGTTGCACAATGTGCAACATTGTCAAGGAATAAATTTACACTTTGTGCAGTTTTGTTATTGCTTCGGCTAAAGTTAGGAGTCCATCCATTCCAGGAGGACGGCCTGTGTTGTTTACAAGATGGGATATTCGTGATCCGGGAATGCCGGTTTGTTGAGTAAGTAAAGCTGTGTTCCCGCGTTTCGCCCGCACAAACTCTCGAATGTATTCTATTAACGCTTCGCGGTGTTCTTGCTCCGAATCCACACACTTCCGTCTGTGTTCGATAATTTGTTTTATCGTCTCTTTCTTCGACATGTCTCTCATCCATTATCGGAAACTGAGTTGATTCACTCAACTGTTTCATATAGCACCTCCTAAGTTGTATGAGGTGCTATAAGCTATAGTTTCTGTAGAATTGTCAAGGACTAAATCTATAGATTTTGTAGTTTTTGTATTGTTTCGGCAAGCTTTAAAATTATTTCCATTCCTGGAGGGAATCCACTTTGATTTAACAGGTTTGAGATTTTGGCATCCGGAACTCCACTCTCGCGCGAAAGAAGAATTGTATTTCCCCTCTTCGCTTTTGCAAATTCCCGAATATATTCTGTCAGCGCTTCCTTGTCTGACTCTTCTGTATCCACACACTTCCGTCTGTGTTCGATAATTTGTTTTATCGTCTCTTTCTTCGACATGTCTCCTATCCATTATCGGACTTTGTTTGATTTTTATCAATGCCTTCATGCGAACACCTCACTGGAATGCCTGGGAGTTGTGTGAACACATTGCATAAAAAAAGCAATTGTTGCCGGGTTAAACCCTTCGTTTCGCAATATCTCAACTTGCTCTTTGTGGTTTGGTTTGTATCCGTTGCGGATCTCGAAACATTCAAACGCAATCCGGGCACGGTCTGACAGGTAGTATCTTGGGGTCATAGGTATCTCCTAAATTTTTTGGTTGACCGCAAATAAAAGAGGAGATAAAAAACGCTTAGGTGTTAAACGTAAGTTTACCTCGGAGCCCGGTTGCCGCCGGGCTTTTTTATTTTTGGTCGGGGTATTGTAAGGAATAAAACTTATTGTTTTATTAAGTTTGTCAAGATAAAAAGTTATTGCGATAATAACTTTTTTGCATTTTGGGCAAGGATAAGTATTATTTCTATCCCCGGACTGACACCGGTATTTTTTAAGAGATTGGATATTCTGGATTCCGGAACACTGCTTGCTTCTGCAAGACGTCTTTGGTTTCCACGCTTCAGTTCTACGAATTCCCGAATATATTCTATCATAAGTGTACGATCCGATTCGCTTGTATCTAAACAGTGCTGTCGGCGTTCTATTGCCTGATCGATCGTTTCTTTTTCTATTGCCATCTCTCAATTCCATTGTTATCACACTCATTAAATCTCTCAACACAAAGTTCACACTGCATGAGCGCACAAAGATGCGGCCATATTTTGGTTAAGGATCGGGGTATTGTGGGAATTAATATATACCGGCTTGGTACATTTGTCAATTAAAAATGTTACCGAGTTGGTATATTTTTTATAGTTTGAGCAAGAATGATTAAAGTTTCCATTCCAGGAGATGATCCTGTTTTGTTTAATAGATTCGATATTTTGGACTGAGGAATTCCACTTTCGCGCGAAAGAAGAATTGTGTTTCCCCTCTTCGCTTTTGCAAACTGGCGAACGTACTCCGTCAGTGCTTCCTTGTCTGACTCTTCCGTGTCCAGACAGTTCCGCCTGTGTGCAATAATCTCTTCGATTGATTGCTCTTTCGTTTCTTTTTTTGCCATCTCTCAATTCCATTGTTATCACACTCATTAAATCTCTCAACACAAAGTTCACACTGCATGAGCGCACAAAGATGCGGCCATATTTTGGTTAAGGATCGGGGTATTGTGGGGATTAATATATACCTGAGCGATATATTTGTCAAGGCAAAAACATAACGCTACGTTATATTTTTTACAGCAAGTGCGAGGATTACCAACGTCTCCATTCCTGCAGATGTGCCGGTTCCATTGAGAAGATTCGAAATCTTGGACTGAGGAATTCCACTCTCCCGTGCGAGTAGAATTTGATTTCCGCGTTTCAGTTCTACAAATTCCCGAATATATTCTATCATAAGCGCACGATCCGATTCGCTTGTATTCAAACAGTGCTGTCGGCGTTCTATTGCCTGATCGATCATTTCTTTTTTCGTGGCCATCTCTTAATTCCATTGTTATCACACTCATTAAATCTCTCAACACAAAGTTCACACTGCATGAGCGCACAAAGATGCGGCCATATTTTGGTTAAGGATCGGGGTATTGTTGTGGGGAATATATTTAAAAATTAAATATTTGTCAAGATTTAAATATTTAAACTTTAAATTTTTTGAATTTCTTCGGCAAGAGCTATGATGACTTCCATTCCGGGCGATGGTCCTGCATTGCGTATTAGATTGGAGATTGTTGACTGACGAATGCCACTTGCTTCCGCTAAAAGTTTTTGATTTCCCCTTTTGGCATCGACAAACTTCCGGATATAATCGATTAGATATTCTTTCTCTTCGGCTTCCGACCGAAGACAATTCTTTCGGTTGGTTATCACATCGTGTATATTTTTCATCTCTCAATTCCATCTTTGCTATATCCCGTAAATCTCTCAAGTCCTTACTTCTTTCGCTTGTTTGGTTAAGGGTTGGGGTATTGTTGTGAGGGATTAAATATCCACAAGATGGATATAAGTCAAGTAAATAATATCCACTTACTGGATATTTTGTATTGTTTCGGCAAGCTTTATGATCGTATCCATTCCGGGTGAAAAGCTGCGCTCCCGTATTAAACTGGATATTTTGTTCTGAGGAATAGAGCTTGCTTCGGCTAAAAGTTTTTGATTCCCACGTTGCGAATCCACGAATTGACGAATATACTGAATAAGCATTTCTCGATCCGCCGCCTCTGTGTCCATATTTTGACGACGTCGCTTTATTGCTTCCGTTATCAATTTCTTTTCTATTGCCATCTCTCAATTCCATCTTTGCTATATCCCGTAAATCTCTCAAGTCCTTACTACTTTCTCTCTTACTTCCAGCGGCCTGAACCAATCGATCATGTACCGAAGATAAGCACACTGATACAATGCCAGTACCCTACACAATGGCCGCTGTATTCCGTGCTTGTTGTACTGCCAAAAGTATTCAATTTTTTCTATCTCTCTGTTCTGCGAATTTTCCATCGTTGCCTCTGTGTGTCGGGAACCCACGAAGCGTTTTATGTTTTTCTAATATTACTTAGCTTGCCTTGCGGCTCGGGCTTGGGGTTCTTCCGTGATCGATGCCAAGATTCGTAAGATACTGAAGAACGACGGCATTTCGTTTTCTTCCCGCAATCGTTCCGCGGACAACGTCGTACGACATTCCTGTTTCGTGAGAAATCACATCATAAGTTTTATTTAAAAACTGCAGCTCCGTCTTAATCTCTTCACGGGACATAACACCTTTGGGCCAAATTCGCCCTTGATTTTTTGCGACGCTCAATTTATCTCTCCTGTCAGTGCGTTGTGGTGCTTAATTGCTGGGATGACCATGTATTACAATGCAATATTTTACAAGTAAATTTTATTAAAGAGAAATATTTATTTGAACACACCAGGCGAAAGAATCAAATACATACGAACAGAGGGAACCGGGCAAAAAATCAGCCAGGACGAATTTGCGAAATCGATTGGAATCAGTCAGGAGCTCTTAAGTCAGCTCGAGAATAATAAACGGGATTTGACTGATCGTATTACTATCGTAATCGAACTAAAGTATGGATTTAGAAAAGAGTGGACACACAAAGGAATAGGACCCGAAAAGAATACAACTCCTTTGAATGTAACAGAAGCAGAAAAAGAACTGATTGAAAAAGGGATCATACTATCCCGTAAGATTATTAATAATCCTACATTATGCGAGATTGCAGAGATACTTGTAAAGATACAGCCAGAAGACTTAAAGAAAATTAAGACGATTATCGAAACGTTTTTAAAGTAGGTATGGTTTGAATTGTTACAAGTGTATTTCTCTAATTCTCACTTTCGAAACTGCAAACTTTCCGATAAGTTTCATAATAGATTTTATCGTTTTCTATATACTTTGCGGTATGGAGTCTAAGACATTTGACATTGTAGATACATTTGTATTTTGACGATTTAATTTAATTTTCATAGACTCTCGATATTCCCTTGCTTCAGCTGCTTTTGTAAATTGCACATCACCATTATGTTTTTTTACAATTTGCTCTATCTCATCCAGAGTAATTTCAAAAAATTCTTTTCGGTTGTTTACAAGGTTTACTCTTTTATGATCAAAGTTTTTATGAAGCAATTTTTCGAGTTCAGGCGCATTTTCAGAATAAACAATTGCGTGAACGTCAAATTCAAACGGAACAGACGCATCTCCTAATTCCTTTACACGGTCCATTGGATCTAATCGCCGTGTCATCCCCACCTTAAATACACTTTCTCCGAACGAACCTATATTAGATATTACATATACATGCCCTACTTTTGTTTGTTGGGCTAAAGATAAGGCTCTTTGTTTTGCGCTTTGTGCATTCTCTAATTCTTTTTGCAAAGCTTCCATTTTTGCTTGGACCAATTGCAACTGTTCGCCCTGGGCTTTTTCCAGTTCTTTTTTTGCCTGTTCCAAAGCCTTAGTGTATCGTTTTTCTTCGTCTTCTGAATCTCTTAACGCCTTTTCAATTTCTCTTTGAACCTTTTCTTCTTCACGAATTTGTTCTTGGATCCTCTTTTGTTCCTGTTTTTCTTGATAAATTTTATCTCTATATTCATGAGTAAGTTGTAATTCTTGTAGTTTTAACCTATAGTAATCGTTTGTAATTTTTATATAATGTGTTTCACCTAATTTATTTATCGCATCATGAACCTTAGCTATTCGTTCTTCCATTTTTGAGATATTATTCCAACGTACATCAGCGATCATTGCATCGCATTCGCCATTAAATGCACGGAGCATTAACTTAATATAATGTTTTGTTTGTTTTTTCCCTTCTGTGTAACTTCCGTTTACATGCCAAGCAACTGAAGCAGATGCTGCTGTCTCGGATTTAATCATCTCTTTACAAGATTCTCTTATCTCTAAAAGTGCTTCTTTATATTCGTCTGAAGTATCAAAGTCAAAATGAGGTTTATACAAACCGTGACTTATAATCTCAGACTTGTCTTCATAAATTGCGACTTCACGAATTAGGTTTTCAAATAATTGTCTTTTTTCTAAATAATCTTTTCTTAGTTGATCAATCTCTACTTGTATTTCATTCAGTTTGCGATTCCTTTCGCGTATCAAATCATCGGTCTCGTTAATGACATTTGACTTATGTTTTTCTAAATCAATAATATCTTTATACTTATTATATAGCTCATTGAATTGTTTTACTTTTTTGTAATAGAAATATAATAGAAACGGGAAACAGAATAGAACAAATAAAATTACGAGAGCAAAGAACGTAGACATAGATGTTTCCTGAATTTTGATTAGATGTTTTTATTAGATATATTTGCTAAAGTTGCAGTCCGAATCTCTTTCAATTCTTTAGTTGTATTAACAGCATCCACCTGACCACCTAAAGAAAATAAATCATAAAGTGAACCAAGTCCAAATAAACCACCTGTAAAGATCCAAAGAATCCCTGTTCCAACTTTACCTATGTAAAATCGATGCAATCCAAACCATCCGAAAAAACTAAATAACCAAAGCACATAAGCCACTCCTTTCGATTTCATCTCACATTTACCTCAAATAATTTTAGTTTTGGCAAAATAAAACAACCTTGCCATAAACGTCAAATAATTTTGGTTAATAATAATTTATACGAAGAGACATAATATAAATTACAATCAGAAGGCTTGAAAATTACTTTATGCTTTTTTAAAGTAGATGTGGTTTGAAAGATTATTTTATATAATTGATTTTTTGATTATCTTTTTCTTAGATTCGATAAATGCTTTATACATTGCCAATTCCTCTGCATCAAGAACGCAAATCGGCCTCGGTGCAATATTATTAAAAAAAGTCTGGCTCTAAAATTTCTTTTCTTTCGTTTTTAAAACTTTCATGGGATCTTGTTTGCCCAATTGCAATAGTTATCAACAGACTAGGCGTTGCATGATTATCTATCAATCTTAAACACGCATCAAAAGTAGTTCCATGGGTTTTAATATCGTCAATCAAAATGACACACTTCCCATTCAACTCTTCAGTATGTCTTATCTCTAAATCACTAATATAATCTTCAATAGGAATTCTTTCTTTTTCTTTCTTAGACGATATTCTATGAATTCCTTCCACACATTTATATTTATTATCGGATTCACAAATGCGATTTACAAATATTATATTTCTATTGTCTCTATTTCTTTTCCTTAAAGGTGGTGCATCAAGATTTTTGTTTTTAGGTTGATTATTATAAAAAGGGTCATTTTTTGCTTTTGAAGATGGCACTGGTATTAAAATAGCATTTTGTTCATTATGTAACTCTAATATATGATCAAGAAATTTTTTCATTCCAGAAATAAAAAAGTCTATGGCATTAGATGTTCCTTCCTTGTAATTTAATATATTAGGGGAATATGTAAGATTACGATACTCCTCAACTGTCATAAATGGATTTTGTTTAGATTGTGTGACTGGAGTAAAGTATCTGGCTAGATAACCATATTTTAGATTTTTATCATATACAGATTGCTCTGAAGATAAACTGAGTATATTAAAAGAATATACAGACATGAGTATCTTTTAAAGAATCTGCTTTAGATGGTTAGAACTTTCTGCGACTAACGCGCCACTATTGATAAATTTAGAAACCCAATCGTATTTTTGTTCGACAAGAGATTTTGAAAAAATTAACTTTTTATGCAGCCGTTTGCATTCTGCAGCTTGATGAATTACCCCAGAAGTTTCACCTGCTTCGACAACAATTGTTGCTTCGGTCATTAGTGCCATTAATCTATTTCGTCTAGGAAAAAGATAAGTCCCTTTCTCCTCATGTGGTAGATTCATGGATAGTATCAGTCCATTCTCTGAAATTTCTTCTGCTAAAAATTTATTTTCTGCAGGATAAATCTTATGTATTGGTGTACCTAAAACTGCAATAGTCGAGCCCTTGGCTACTAAAGCGGTTGAATGTGCTACGGAATCAATACCCTTTGCAAGACCTGATACTACTACAAATCCAAGTTTTATAACTGCTTCTGTAATTGCTGCAGCGGTCTCTTGACCCTTTTTAGATGGATTGCGGGTGCCGACAATCGAAACTGCACGTCTACGCAAAAGTGTAGAATCGCCTTTGTAAAAAAGTGGAATTGCACCAGATGATTTAGAATTATTTAATACAGAATCAAAAGCAAAACGTGTAACTTTTGCATCGATACGAAAAAGATAATCATAATATTCTTTTTCAAGGGCTTCTTGTTCTAATTCTTCTTTTGATTTTTGAAAATCAAAAAGCAAACGCTCACCAGATGAACGGTTTGAATTACGTTTTCTTGCGGTTGCCATTGTGCCCATCATAATACATAAAACTATATTTGCTACATGTTATCACAAATACAGGACAATTTAATAATGGCAAATTATACAATCCTGTGCCTTTTATGTCACTTATTTTTTAATTAGAAATTCAGAATGAATCGCAAATCCTATTAGTACAGCAGGATAAACACCTTGTGCTGAAACTTGGTAACTCCACAAAGAGAAGATTATTTTTGTTTGTTTTTTTCTGAGAGTGCGGCGTACATTTTTCTTTGTTGCTCAGAAATGGATAGAGTTGGGCGCTCCGTTGAATCTGCTCGTTCAATAAAGCGTTTTGCGGCCTCACCCGTAAGCGTTGGTATCTTTTGAATTGGTGTTGCAGCCATTGTTTTCGTTTCCTCAGTAATCAGTATTTATATATCGGTTGAATTATTCGAAAATCAACGTTTTCGTCTGCAAGAATATTAACTTGCAAGTAAACTTTCTCGTGATATGACTTCGCTAGAGTAAGATAGACATGCTAAAATATCATCTCTTACAATACCAGGAGTTGCGGTTAGAATCTCTTCAATTGACAATCCTTCTCCCAATCTTTCAAGGATAAGTTCTACGGTAATCCGCGTTCCTTTTATCACCGGTTTTCCCAGCATGACATTTGGATTGGCACTTAATCTATTTTTATAATCCATGTCTCAAAAATAGATTAAATTTGGTTTTTGTCAAGAACTCACTAAAGGCTTTGTTTAGTTGTAAACAAATATTAAGTTACGTTAATAGCTACTCAAAAAGGCGCCCAACTAATATTGAGATTAATGCCGGGTGCGTAATAACTGAATCATTGCTACACAAGACGCAAGTGCCGTCCCAAGTGGGCGGATAAGTATTTTTCTTTTTAAATTCACTTGGCACTCCCTCGTTTATAGCACCACAATGGTCACACTTAAATCTTATGTTTGGCATAATAAGTTTCATAAGTTTGATTCCATTGTTATTTCTTTTGCTGTTTTTTGGATATGAGCCCCTATATCTACATCCTCTAAATATAACGCCCGAAATAATCCCCAAAGCCTCTTGTTAGTTTTTTCTAACTTGTATGCCAAGATCAGAAATTCAATCGGATCAACATATTTGTAAATTACAACAACCAACAATACGACCGTCCTGCTAAATCTTGGCACAGGATCCCCTGACTCAATATTTGCGTTCGTAATCAAAGCGTTGCCCAGCAAAGCTGCGGCAGCGAAAAATAGACCTGCTATTGCAACACCGACAGCCGAATAAGGTGCAAGGAAAATCCCCTGCAAAGGCAAAATATAAACAAACAAAACACAAATAGCCACAGCGATTAGAGTCCCGGTCGTGATCAGTATAGCCTGTATTTTGTGTTGCTGATAGCGTCTAACCTCTAACCACAACACAACCAAAGAGCCTATAAAATACGTAGCACAGTATATTATAAATATATGATATTTATATGTTGGCTTATACGCAAAATTGACTGTATCCAAAAGTTGCACAAATTGACGAGTAATAGCACAATACAAAAAATACGTTATTAGTGCCGTGTTTATTGCAAGCCCTACCCTACTCTGTTTGTATTGAGGATTAAATAGACTTTTAACAAACCTAAAAAATAGATACGGAGTAAACAAGATCGGGATAAGGGTCAACTCATGCAAAAATTCACGCAATTCCAGCATTACCACATTGCGCGCACCCAAAATAAAAACCCAGGCTCCAAGGGATAACGCAAATAACAAAAACCACTTTTGAGAGGACTCGCTTTGAATCGAATTACGATAAACGTAAATCCCCAACCAAAAAACAAAAAACGAAACACAAACCGATAAAACCATACCTATTTCCAACAACTTCACAAATGTTAAGTAATCTAAATCCGCTTTAAAAATATATCAAATTTTTCGCTCATTTTCGCTCTCCTGATCACCGAAAACATAATATTAACAAAACGTTAATTTTGTCCCGAATTTGAGGCAAAAGTTTTGCAAAGTCAAATCAAAAATTAACAAAACGTTAATTTTTTAAAGCGACATAAATTTATATATGAGACATAAAGATAAAGGACAAAGCACAAGGCTCGAAATCATATTAGAGGAAACTAATTTGTTATCAAAAGAGCTGGCTGCGGCTTGCGATACTTTTCCCGAAGTAATCTCACTTTATTTATCAAATAAACGTGATATACCTTTTGACCTTGCTTATAAAATAATGCTTAATTACGGCTATTCACCATTCTGGTTAATCTTTGGAGACGGAGAAAAATTTGTTTCCAAAGACCTGCTTGAATCACTCACTCAAAATCAAATTGAAACGATTTACGAAATAGATCGGAATCGCGTATTCAATCGACGATTGGACGAATCTGGGTTTAGGCCAATGATCGAGCGGCTATTAGAGTTAGACGAGAGGGAGCGTAAAATCTTCCTCTCTATTTTTGATCGGTTTTTTCCTGGAAGACGGCAATAAGTTTATCAGCGTATCTTTCGGATTGTTTTAAAATCGAATCTTTATTTTTTTTAATATCTTCAGCGAATTCTAAAAGTAAGTCTATTATCTTTTTTCTCAGCACAGTCATCGTCGGGCCTCAGATTATCCGACGCATACTTGATACGAGTTTCGAAAAAATGAACGATTTTTACTTTTGCCCAATTTGACACGAGATATAACGCATTAGGGTTTTTTAATGTGATGTATTGAGACTTGGAAATAAATTATTGAATTTAAAATCTACACTCACTGTCGAATTCTCGAATGTCTAAATTGATCGTATTGCAAATAACCAAGAAGCGATTTCTATAAATTGCTTTTTTCGGTAGATAACAATGTAAGGGTATTGGATACTTCCGATCCGGAAAATACAAATCTACATGCACATAATCTTTTGTTGCACCAGTGGAAATTTTACTATCCGTTTGGATTACTAAGCCCAAGAATTTTACCTTGAGCTTTTCGATTACTTTTTCATAACTTAACCAATCAGGATGCAACTTGAGTATCTACGCTTGATTTTTCTTTTTTCAAATTTTCGTAAAGACCCTGAAGCATCGAAAGAGAAACTTTTAACTCAGAATTTCTTTCTTCAGATTCTCTAAATTTTTCCTCAACAATGGAATTAGAATTTTTTAATTCTTCGTTTTCTTTAGATACTGCTCTTAACTTATCTGTCTCTGGATCTCCGCAAAGAAATAAAAGTTGCCTATAAATTCCCCAATACTCCTCTAATTGAGTATTTTTGAGCAACTCATACAGGCCCTCATTTTCTTTTAGTGAGGATAGATATTCTTCAATATGTTGAAAAAGATTTGATTTAGACTTTATCTCGTCAATTCCCCAAGAGAATAATCCTAACTCAAGTGCAACAGCCGCATATCCAGACTCATCTTCGGGACCTTTTTGTTCGAAAATCAGATAATGAATTTTCAGAGAATGCCCATTCACATGGCGCCAAATTTTCCCGAATAATACTACTTTTCCAATTTCTATCATTTTATTCTACCCCACAAGATTTTGCCCTCTTGATTTGTCCACTCCTATGTTTATATATCTTAGTTACGATATATACTAATCTATCGGCATAGTCAACAATTGACAACGACACTTTTGATTCTTATAAGACTTAATAACTCGAAACAGGTGAGGAAATTCCCCACCTGGAAAAAAATCAAACGCCTTAAGTCCAAACATACTCCTTTTCTTAACTCTACACAATGCAGAACAAAAATCCGCTTCCCTATTTTTCGAATAGAAGGGTTTACTAATGTAGTTGCCTCCACACGAAATCAAATGTCTGCAATGAAATATTTAGATTTGTTTGGCAAAGTGGAAATTTTTTTAGGGGTTATCATTTTCAGTGCTGACTCAAAAAATTTTGAACCCATGTAATATCTCAAAAATTCTTGCTTCTCTTTTGTAAAAGTTTTATTAAAAACGTCTATTGATATTTCCTTACAAAATTGATACCTAAAATTAGCACTTGGTATGGCATCATATTCTATCATATATTTCAAAGGCCCTGCAGTCATCGTAACGGTTCTATTTTCAGAGATAGAAATCATTACACATAAAGTGTGTTCCAAAACATAAAGCCTTTTCAGGAAGGCAATTTCCCTTAAGTAAGAGTTAAAATCAATTGAACTCTTATCTTTATTAATTGGATGATTAAACCAAAAAGACAAAAGTTCATCTTCCGAATCTTTGGATTTATTAAGCCATTTCATGTGTAGCTTACCAGACACATACATTTTGAGTAAGTACACTGAGTTTAAACGTTCCATATTTTGGATGAGGCATTTTTCAAAATTATCTTTATCACTCAGATTAAAATAAACCATTCCCAAAGCGGCAATGTCTTGTTCATCCGCTTCGCCGTTTAAAAGCATTGATTCAAAAATTTTTTTATATCGCAATAGGCTGAAATTATCTACCGAAGGTCCGTTTGAAAAATATAATCGGCCAAGTGCTTCTTCGGACAGCCGTCGAACGGCTTTGGCTGTGGAATGAGGTGTCATCATTATTCAAGTTTACCAGTATATATTTTTTTACGAAGGCTAAAAAATAACGGAACTGCCAATGTTTGTTTCGGAAGCAATCCCCCTACCCCATTAATTTAGACGGTACTCTCTCTATTTATCGCCTGTATCGGTAAGTCCATTACAACAATTTTGTTTATAAAAGTTGATACCAACAAACACTACGCAATTTATCAAATTGATAACGGCCTGTAAACAGTAATTTACTCAGTTTGTTTTGTCTTTGGTGTGGTAGGAATGAGACATATTACCGGTTAAAGGCGTATTGTCTAACTTAGATATACGCCCACAAATCTCTAGCAATTTATCGATATTAGATTTTCTGTGCCGCTTGGACTCGTAATACCGTCCGAGCATAATATCCAAGTATTGGTCACCACTACCGTGTTTTTGGATAAACGGTTCACTTGCAATTTGTTGGGACAACGATTGTTTTCCAAATTTTTCGCAAGCTTGATTAATATACGTAAGGCAAAACTTCTCAAGCTTTGCCTCTTGTGTTGTTATCATTGTATGAGTGATCATTTTAATAACCGACCCTAAGTTTGGGCCAGTGTTTGGATTAGATTTTATTCTTCTTCGTCCAATCCCTCTGTAGCAAGTCGGCTCTTTCCATTCCACAATAACCGACCTTTTCGGCATGCGAGGCAAAAACCTCTCCGTGTTGATTGAGGTTGATATGAGTCGGCAATTGTCTTCCGTCTCTGTCCTTTGCGTAAACTGGGAGTCTTTGGGATTTATAGGATTCTTTGATCTCGATTGTAGCGGTTTTCATTTTTTTGTCTTCTTGGCTTATTTAAGAACGGAAAATTCTCCAGAAAATCCAGTAAAAAAGCTCCAGAAATTAATTTTTTTAGAATATTAGAAAAAAGGTGCTTTGCTATTTTACAGCGCCGTACGATAATCTTTTTATCAAAGGGTGGCACCCATAATGTCAGGTATTCCAAAAAAACTACTTCACAGAAGCCCAGCCAGCTCCTAAGCTGGTATCAAAACAAATCTTGAGAGCCTAAGATTTCAAAAATCTGGGCTTTTTTCTTGGATCTTTCATCTCCCTATTTATGTTATCGCACCGTATTTCGGCAGCTTGGTATGATACCCCAAAATTTTTTCCGGAAATCTCTAACAAAATAGGCCCGTTTTTTGAGGTCCTGTAACAAAATTATTGCTTTGCAGCATCAAAGTATTTTTTATTTTTTTTACGAAATGAAAAAAAACCTTCTCACAAAAAAACCTTTTGTTTTGTGTTTCGTTGCCCATAAAGGTGGCGTTGGAAAAACAACAGACGCGATGGGACTCGGACAAGCTCTTGTCTTTCTTGGAAAATCAGTTCTCCTAATGGACTTAGAGGAGAATAACAATGCAACGGATGTGACACTTTCTTATCATACCGATTATTCAAATTTAAAAAAACGGAACTGGTACACAGTTCTTTCTGGTGCTCACACTATAAAGGAGGCGATATGGAAAGGATCACCTCATGGTTTCGACGTTCTTCCTACTGTCGGACTTGTAGAAGGTGCGATCGGAATGTTTAACAGCGACCCGGGTCTTGCTATAATGCTTTCAGAAGAAATCAAAAACCTAGATTACGATTTCGTAATCATGGATCTCAGTCCGTTGATAAACTCAATTACGGAATTTGCGCTATATAATTCAGACATGATACTCGCACCGGTTGGAGAAGACACTCAGGGGTTAGCTGGCATTTCGAGAATACTTAAATTCTATCAAACCAAAGACCCGCAATTTCGCCCAAAACTCAGAGTCGTCCGTAGTAATATATCGCCAGCCAAAGAAGAGTTCATGTTACGACAAATTCAAAAAAAAAATTTGGAAACAACTAAAACGGTAATCCACAAGAGCCGTGCTTTCCTAAATGCCAAAAACGCGAAGGAACCCATATCAACTAAAGACAAAAGCTTTAGCCTCTTCATAGACCTCGCCAATGAAATTCTCAGGAGTGTTGTTGGATGACGGAAAAGAAACTCAGCCGACAAGAGCGAATAGAACGGGCGATGGGAGAAGAACATGCGGGGAGCGAGGAAGTTGTTGTCCAAAACAATTCTCTCGTAATCACTGATCCCATCGCTGAGAAGATATTAACACTCGCTGAAACTGCTGACAACCAAGTAAGAAACGCAATTAGATCGTACATCTCTATCGGCAAGATGCTCAAAACCCAACGCGACTCCATGCCGCACGGAAAATTCTTAAAGTGGTTCGAAAAATATATCGGTCCAAATTCTGGTCGAGATCATTCGTTTACCATTCGCATGGGCTATAGATATATCGAATACGCCGAAGACGAAGAATACGTTCTTTCTCTTGGACAAATTTCTCAGCGGAAAATCCTCGTCGCCTTAAAAGAAAAACGGGAAATCGCGAAGGCAACAAAAACCCTTAACGAAGATTCTCCGAAAGCGCGAAAATTAAAAGCTGAATCAATCAGACAAAGAAAGCACGCAGGTGAGAAAATATCCAAAAAAGAAGCGGAATTCGTTCTCGATTATTTAACCGCAATCAGGAAAGAAAAAGAGGCAAAATTCAGTCTCGAGTTACAATCAATGGACGAAGAAATAAAACTCTTCTCAGGTCAAATTTGACACGCGTGTCAAATTTTAATTGTTAAAACTTTTTCTTTCCCAAATTCAAAAAATGGTACCCAAAACCGTACGCCTGTTTTAGATTAGATTATCTCATCCGAGATTCTTTGCTATGTGCCCGAGGGGAGGTTAGAGCCCCCAAGGGCATTCTACCCAAAAACCCCATAATAAAATTATGTCTCTTTTTAGCTTGACATTTATTTAGTACCTGATTCTAGTCCTAATATTCTTAGGCGACATAACTAAGATTTGGCCGCTCTAACTTATTGGCCGAAAGCAAAGAATCGAGGACCATCCGAACAGGCTCCACGCTAGTCCCATGCGTCCCGACAGTAGAGTAGGGTAAAAAACTCTTTTGCCGTGCGTCACCCGATTTATGTCCGCACCGTGAAAAAGGAAAAGAACGTGGAAGAAAACTACGTAGGCGAGTTTATACCTCGTGCCGTAATCAATACTAAACTCTCACGAGGACTTAGAGACCTCCTCGCAAAAATCACGTTACTAGATATTGCAGGCCGATGTGAAGGAAGGAACGGCTGTTATGCAGGCAACGAATATCTAGCAACTTGTCTAGGTATGGCTGCGACAACAATTGCAAAATATATATCACGATTACGTAAGGCTGGCTACATCGAACAAGTGTCTTTCGACGGTCGTGTCAGAGTAATCCGGTCCACACTACACGACGCGGTTGTGATGGAGCGCGTACAGTATAAAATATCTAAGACAGCCTTAGCCAATAACCCTAGTCAGCCTAGGACAAATGGTCAGGACAGAGGGATACAACAGGGTAGGGCAGCTTGGGACAATCGTTCCGTGGCTGTACGTACTAAAGAGGAGAGTAAAAAAACATTAAACGTAAGTGCTGAAAAAATCAAATCTGAACCGACGTGGAACGGATTCCTCGACTGGGCAGAAGAACGACTTACAAGATCAAGTAATGATGTTTTAAAAAACCTTAAAATAGATTTCAAGGTAAGCGAATTGAGGTTACTCGAACCAGTTACAAATTCTCTATCTATGATTATCCTAAAATATTTTACTGAAGAGGTTAAAAGACCAATTTCAGTAAAATTTGTGGAAAAAACGGAGCAGGGTAGGGCGGCCTAATATGCAAACAACAACCAAAACAAAATTCGAAAACCCCAGTGTGACCGATGTCGTTTGGTCGTTCTGGATCTCCATATATAAGCGCGGTCTAATCGAGTACATTATGAATCTGTCAAGTCCAGATGAGTTCGAAAAAATAATCTATTCTTTCGACCAGATCCATGCAACGGAATTGAGTGCTATTATAAGCACCGTACAGGAGAAAACTCAACAGATTCAGAGAGAGCAGAATGGTAAGATTATTTTGTCTGAATGCGATCGTGATTTTCTTAAAAAGGCCGGAAAGGAAATCTTATTATTGGACAAAACTTTCAGAAGGTCCCTCTTCGGTTATATACTCTCGAAGCAAAAAACTTTGACAGTAGTTTAAGGCTCGGAGGACAAGGGAACAGTCGAATTTATTTATTTCTACTGTTTAGATATAAACTATAAAATTCTTCGAATGCCCTTTGACCGGATGCACCTTCTTGAGAACACCATTCTTTGACGCGTTGTAAATTAAAATGTTGGCTTTTGGCTACTAACAAAGCCTGGTCCAAACATTCACGCGACGAGAAATAAATATAGGATGCAAGTCGATCCCGTATGCAGTCAGTAGGCGAAAATATCTTTAAGATTTTTCCATTGAATTCTTTTTCATCCGGTATGATTTTATAATCTTCTCCGATCGAAACAGGGCCTGATACAAATTCGATGAATAGATGCTTGCATTTTGGATGAACGTAATGACGACTAACTTTTCGAAATCCGATTGTTTCCATTACCGACTTAATTTCCGATGCTTTTGAAATAAGTGGCTCGACTAAATCTAAATCGCCGGAACGGTAGGCACCCTTTGAATAAATTGAAACGACAGCCCCACCGACCAAAACAGAATGAATTCCTTTGCTGGCTAAATGCCAACCAACGAATTTCCACAGATTCTCTTCGTTAACTGTTTTCCAATCAGGTTCTTGCATACACTGGCTTTCCTTTTTCTCTGGGTCTTCGTCTTGTTGAGAATATAGATTCCTTTTCTTCGATGCTCAAAGAATTATAAAAGATAGACAATATTTCTTTGAGTGGCTTGACGAAAGGGGACTTTTGATTAAAAGAAAAAACACGAGATCGACCAATCTGCTTAGCGACAAGTATTCCCGATTTTTCAAATCGTTCAAGTTGAAGCCTAATCGGAGTCACGGCCACATTATAGTCTTTTGCAATGGCCGAAGAGTGAATTTCGTTATAATGATAAACGTGTAATAGAACTCTGGAAGCCGTTCCGTTTCCGAAGATGCCATCAAGGACCATGCTCTTAAGTATATTATATCATTCTTTTGTTATCAACTACTTTTTAGTCTATATAGACTAATATTTAGTCATTTGAAAACACTCTAAGCCAGGGGGAAAAAGTTTGGAGTATATTTTTAAATGAGGAAATAAGTAACTTCCGATAATCGTCATTTGGTCTCATTAGTGAACATTTGTTTATTCTTTGTTGTCTCTGATCTGTTTGGCAATCTTGATTAATGTCTCAACGTGGACTTTTTTCTTGTCGTTAAGATAGTTGGCTATATTTCCATTAGATTTTTTAGTCCACTTTTCGATCTGTCTCAAGGTTCCCGAGGATCTAATATACTCGATTAAAATTTTCCGGCACTCGGCCACAGTGCTTTCGACTTGATTGATAGGTTCAACTTTAGAATGTTCCATGTTGATCAATTCCTTTATTTTTTTGGAAAAAAATTAACTCCATGCAATCCCTTAAAATCATCATCTTGAGTCCATAGGATAGCGTTGTATTGACGTGCTGTTGCTAAGATAATACTATCCGCCATGGGCATTTTGTGATCACAACTTAACTTTGCGGCTGTTATTGCTAAAGACGCATCTAATCCCACAACTTTATTTTGCTGCATATGGGCAATTGCCCTGAGTGCGTTGTCTTCTCCTCGTTCCAAAAGTATTTTTTTAAAAACTTCGTACAGAGTTATTACTGGGACTAATAAGGATTCTGTCTTTTCTATTGCTCCCGCAAAATATTCTGCTCTTTTTGTTTCAGCAAAATATTCCAACCAGCCAGAAGAATCTACAACGTTCAAACTCGATCGCCTTCTCGTTCGATTTTAGTATCCATTCCCTTTAAAAATCCTTTTAGTTTTTTAATGGGTTCGATAGGTATCAACTCTATGCGATTTCCGTAATGTATGATTTCGAGATGTCCGCCTACTTTTAATCCCGTTTTTTCACGGATTTCTTTTGGGATAACGATTTGATATTTAGGCGAAATAATTACTTTGTTCATAGCTTATCGATCGTACTTCCGTCTTACGATTTGTCAATCGATAAACTATATTTTATATCGTTTAATCAGATAAATATTTCAACCAGTGTTTTAAAAAGCTTCGCCAGTTTTTTAGCAACGTCTTTATCTATAGACCTCTTTCCGGATTCGTATTCTGATATTTGGGATCGGGCTATGCCAAGTTTTTGCCCTAACTCGGTTTGTGACCAACCAGCCATTTCACGATAAGTTCGCATGTGCGTCCCAGGTGTTGCGAGATGCCCATGTTTTTTCCAAAACTCGCTTTCACGGAATGGCACGGAATCGCTGTTCTTAATTGCCTCAAATAATCTATAAATTTCCTCTTTTCTTTTTTTGCTAACGGATTTAGATGATTCGATTTTTGACTCTAGGTCTTTATCCAATTTATTTTTCATATCGCTACCGTCTTCTCTCTCATGGTTTTAAAATTTCCCTTCCGAATAAATTTTAGCTAAATCGCAAACCCGATTTTCTTTCTGGTCTGATCTGAAAAACGTTTTTGCCTTTTCTTTCCGACGGCCGAGGAATCTTGATTTTTCTCGAATCGATTGATTCGAGATATAGCGATAGTGCATCTTTGGCAAATGCCAAAGTCTCTTCCAGCGTATCACCCTCGGTGATACAACCAGGTAAATCCGGAAACTCGACCGTATAACCTCCTTCGTTTTTATCTTCTGTTAAAATCGCTGGGTAACTGATCATCATTTTAATCCTGCTGTTTTTAGCTTTAGTTCCTTTTTTGTATATTGCATGTGATCCCTTGTCTTCCTGCTTTGTGGGGAGCCTACACGGCCTCGTTGTATTTTCTGATCTTTTCGATTTCTTTGCCGTGATCGTTTTGCGCCTCAAAGAGATCGTAAGTATTTTGTAAGTTGAGCCAAAATTTTGCGGTTTGTCCGAAAAATTTCCCCAAACGCAATGCGATTTCTGGGGTAATAGATCGTTTGCCCAAAACCAGGTTGCTCAAATTTGATCGCGGAATTCCTGTCTCAATCGCAAGTCTATATTGAGATACTTCAATCTCGTCGAGATAGTTTTTCAGAATTGCGCCTGGGTGTGGATTGTATTTTTTGCTCACGTTAGTTCCCTCCTAATGATAATCGCCTATAAATTCAATTATAACATTCCCATCGTTCCAGCGGAAACAAATTCGGATCGGACCGTTAACCCAAATTGCATGCTGCCCCGCCCGATTATTTTGTAGTGGATGCAATTTATTTGAAGGCGGAAATTTTAAGTCGTCAATTTCGTGCGCCGCGTCGATCTCTCTGAGTTTCTCGGTGATCTTTCGGCAGACGCCAGGCTGGAAACGTTTGTCCGACCCTCCCTCGTAAATTAATTTGTCTCGCTTGTCCCTGAACTGAACGATCATGTACAGACGCTATCAAATTGATAGCGTCTGTCAAACAAAAAATACTCGCGAATCAAAAAAATTAACTATGCATCAGTTAAGCAAAAGTTCAGCCGGAACCTTTTTTATCTTCCCATCCTTTTTTTCGCCACCAACTCATAGGAGCTATTTCTTCTAATTTTGTTTCTAACTTTTGTCTTTCTGATTTCGCTTCGTTCTCTTGTTGTCTGTACTTGTCCCACTTTATATAATAACGTAATCCTTCTTTTAATTTTTGTTCTGATACTCCTATATTCTCAAATCGTTTTCGGTTTTGTATTTTAACTCGCAACTTTTTGAGCGTGGATTCGTGAATCCCGGTTAATTGATGGACTGATTTGATAGTTGCTTTCATAAGCATCTCGCCTAATCTTTTTTCTATAGCGGCGTCCCTGTCTCCTGCTGACACGTTGCGGCCCGTAAAGATTAGGTGATAGATGATTTCTTGCTCTTTGCCGGGAGGTAATTCTTTTTGGAAACGTATAGCGGGGACATAGTAATCAAGCTCTTGGCAAATTGCAGATCTTGTACGACCATCAATAATTGTCCAATCATGTCTCAAAAAAACAATTTGTAAAACACCTAAACGTTTAATTGAGTCTTTGAGTTCTTCGTATTTTTCTCCCTTTGGTATATCAAAAGGATGTAAGGAGTCATCAAATTTAAAAGTATTTGGATTAAGATATTCTAGTTTTGTCGGTTTATATTTTTGTATGTCAAACTCGGGGTCTTCTGATTTTGGCACTGGCATCTCCTGATTAGGCGCAATAATATTTTACCTCGACTTTTTGCCTGTACTTTTTTATCAAAAAATACCCCGCAATTTGCGGGGTTAAATGAGATGGAATTTACTTAAGGATTATATCACGGTGCCAGTATATATTCTTTCGTTTCGTCCGTCGGCTTCGCTGAAGATCCTCCGAACCAACTCACAAACCTGTAAACGTATGCGGCCCTAAACGAGCCCATTCCGTCTTCTAAACAAATTTTTTTTAGAATCTGATCTGCGGTATCACGATATTTTATATGATCTAATTTTTCTTCCCGCATCAATTGATAGAGCGCGTCGTGTACTAGTGATCCGCGCATAAAGGATTTTGTGTCGAATGTCGGGCCGCTCGGTCCATCCCAAGCATATCCGGCCTCTATACGTAATAGACCGCCTGTATCCAGTGAGACAAAAGTTTTTATTCCAGTAGTTTCGATCCGAATTTGTTTTTCCGCCTTGATGTCTGTCTGGAACCAATAGGGTAATAAGAGTTCGTATTTGTAGTTCTTTAGATTTTTATAAACTATTCGATCCATTGCTTTCTCCATTTTTTCCCACAAGTCCGATCGCGGCAAGTCCGGCTGTGATCGCAATTGACGCCTGCGTCCAATCAGCTTTGCCTACGAATACGGATACGATCGCTCCGACCACGAGGGCAATTCCTAGGATCGTTGAGACTCGGCCCTTGGTTGCGTTTTCCGAGAGATGACTCCAAAATGTTTTTTTATGTTTGGTCATATTATATTTCCTTTATGTGTTATCTTACTAAGTCCATCATGTGTGTATCTGTGCGAAAAATGTCTGGGAATACTGTTTCGGGGAGGTAGGACATGAACCCATCGAGGTCTTTGGAGTATCCTTTAGTATACACTCCAGCAGGATCCGAAACCCAGAGGCCAATGATTTTTCCCTGGTCGTTTGTCCTATAGCCAACTGCTGTTATAATGTGGCCACCCCCTTTACCTAGATGGATTCCTAGCATAGGTTGACGTTCGAGGAGTATCCCATACGCAAGTCGGTTCAACGAATTGATTCCAACTTTAGTATAGTCTACCTTGGGGACCGGGGTTACATTCGGAAACGCTTCCGCAAGGACTTGGTTTATAATCTTACGATGTTGTTCCCAAAAAAATCTTTTGTTGTTCTCAACTGTATCGCCACTTTTGTATTCCCCCACTCGAATCAAATACGCGAGTTCGTCAACGCGGCCGGAGGCTTTGTATTCCAGTCCACTTTTAATCAGGTTGTCTATCAATTTGTTAACAAAAGCATTTCCGGACGAAACGAAACACTGGTTGAACCGTCTCCACTCTTTTGTAAAACTCATATTAGATGACCCGTCTATATTCACATTGTTCTTTTGCGAATAGTGCCACGCTTCCGAGAGTACGTAATCGTTCTTAGTGAGTCCGTAATTTCCTTTTTCGATTTTTCTAAGCCCCTCTTGGATCACCGCTTTCTGTCCTCTTTAAGTTCTTGTAATATAGTTGTGAGCGTTGCGAAGGTTGTGTCTACTCGCAAGGCCGTGTTGTTTAAACTGTCAAGCTTTGCTTTGATCTCCACCATATCTTTATTTAAATTCGTTATATCCTTTCCCTGGAGATCGGATTGATTTTTTGCCTCATAGGCAACTCGTTTCGCTTCTTTGATTTGCCCGTAAATGTCTTTTAAAAAAAAAGAAATCAGTGTAGTCGTTACACCAACTGCCCAATTTATTTGTTCTTGCGTAAACACTGTCCCTTCCTTTGTTTATATCAACTCCAAGCCTCGGCTAAATCCAAAAACTCTTCGGGTTTTAAATTTCGTATTTTTTCTTCAATTCGCTTTTCGTGATACTCGATTACTGTCTCCAAGTGTTTTGCACGGTCCAATGAGTCGTAAGCAACGGTTTTGACTTCTTTGAGTTGCCGTATCAAGTCCTTGAAAAAATACCCGAGGACTCCAATCACTGTCGTGATAATTATTTTGAAAAGTTCGTCGAGGGTCATGGGCCTGCGGCCTCCGTCTCGATTTTTACCCACGACAGTTCTAAATTAAAACCGGAAAGCTCATCGTCCTTTAGTTCGTTAATCTTTGATTTAACTTGATCGGCAATGTCAAACAGTATCCGCCAGCGCATTCCCATCGACGTTGCCAACGCATTAAGCTGTGGCAAAGAAGTGATTTGGTGGCGAGTGTTGTTTTTGCGGATCCAATATGGTGTTTCGATCCCCCGTCCCCAGTCTTGTATTGCAAGGCCAATTCTGTTAAGCGACATTTCGTCTGTCTGGAAAATTTCGCCTTCAAAAAAAACACCCTCATTACACTTGTTAAAAAAGAGCATCTTTGTTTTTTGGATAAGTTTTTTCCGAAATTCTTCTGCGGAGGTGTCAAAAGGAATCTCCCACTCGTCTTCTGGCTTTTGGACTAATTTGCCGTCCAGAAGTTTGGTTTTTGGAATCGGCCACTGATCAAGAACGCATAGGTTAGGATCGGCCGCAGTCATCTGTCTCCACCCTTGTATAATTCGTTCCTGTGAAGACTCTTCAATCACCTCTCCAGTTTTTAGATTTAAAAATATCATGGCGTATATTCCTTTGCGTTAAGATACATCCAGACCCGCAAAGACCTGTCTTGAGTTTTGCGTCCGGATCTAACTGGACCAAAACCAGATTGGTTTTGTGGAGCGGAAGTTGAATCGGTTGTCGAAGTTTGATAAATTTGAAAATCATACTGCCCGCCGATTCCGGTGTACACGACTATAGGAGAACTACCTCCGTAACGATCAGTATAGTTGTGCAAATGTGATTGCACAAAATCTAATATACGTCCGTTACCAATAAATCCAGGGGATACAGTGTCCCGGTTCCGAAGCACGGAATCGAAGACAGGCCTCCACCGAAATGAAGTGGCGTTATACGCACCGGCCACAAGTCGCCTATAGGGGTAGATTTCGATTGTTGCACCTGATATTGTCCCGATAGGATTTGTGCCGCCGGCATAGGATACACCGATTTTAAGAGAGCTTGGGTTAAGCGTATTTACAATCGAGCCGTTTGTAAATTTGAGCTGCATATAAGTTCCAGCCGCTATCTTGCCTGTGCCGTTTCCGATGTCCGTTACGGCTCTTACAACGAGAGCGTAGTTGTCGATAAGCGCAGCGTTTACAGTTGCGGGAGTAATTCCATCGGTTGACTTAAACATTGCGTAATAGTTTAAATCGTCGAGTATCATCGAGAGTAAGCTCGCTGTGGCCGATCCTGATAACGTTAGTTCGACCGAAGAATTCGAATCGTACTTTGTGGCCACTGTCACTTGGTAGGTGTCTACAAAAGTGCCAACACCAAGCGGGTCCCCAACTCCCCATTTCAGTCCACGCAAAAACGGCCCAAGTTGTGGCCAATTTGCATCCAGGCTGTTTGATAAATCTTGTGCTAGGTCAAAAAAAGGCTTCGCGGGTGAAGGAGTGATTCGATTGAGAGTCGAAAAAATTGTAAACTCATCGATCAATCCTTTTGCGCCCGCAGATATAAATTGTTTTGCCGTAGTTTCTGTGATTGCGTCTGGAGAGATTCCGGCCGAAGGAGCGGCACTGACGTCTACGTTATTCAAAATTACAATTCCAATTTTGCCGTTAACAGAGGTTACGCTTGCAGCACTCGGCGGAAGTTGCGACGACGGGACAAGCCCATCTTGTCCTAATGTTGCAACACCATTTGCAACTCCCTTTTCCGTGATTGGAATCTTCGTTGCCAATGCGGTAAAAACCGTTGTTGCGAAGTGTGGATCGCTGTTCAGCATTTCGAAAATCTCACGGAACGTATCTGCACTTTCCGGAGCTCCATTAATGAGTCCGTTTATGGCTGCCTGGATACGTGCAGACATTTCTGATTCAACCCAGTCGCGTCGGGTCGCGTGGTCCGCGTTGGTCGGTGCATTGACAATCGAAAGACTGGGGACGCCGGTTATGTTGTTTTGTGTGTCGATTGTGATTCCAGTTTCGAGGACGTCCAAATCAGTTGCACCTGATTTAAGTAGTCTCTGTCCAGCAAATGGATTTAGTTTTGATAGTTTATTTTCGTTAAGCCAACGGAGGCATCTGGCAAGTACGAGATTTGGAGCACCAAGTATCGTACTCCAATAAAATGCATCGACTCCGATCATCCAAGCACCGAACCCCACTACAGTGGAAGCAAGTTTTTCGAGAATTGATTGATATTCTACAGGAGTAAATGAATCGCCATCTCGGGTAATCGTTCCGACTACCTCGAAAGAACCGCGATATGGATATGAAATTTTCCCTTGGCGAGTAACCATTAGGTCGTATTTAAAAATTGAATCACCAAGCATATTGCGTGTATGTGCTGGAACGAAATTTACTACGACGAGATCGTTTTCGAAATTGCATCCTGGATCCGTGGGAAGAATGTCTATCGAGAGTTCAATCTTGGTTGCGTTCGAGTTCTTTTTTACCTGTAAGCGGACCAAGGCATATGGATCGGCGATTTCAGGAATGTTTGGAAACTCGAAAGCAATGGAAGAGTTCTGTAGTAATTTTAAAGGATTATCAATTTCCATCTTATTCTACAATTACGCTTCCATAATATTCGATGTCATGACGGTACCCGCCTTTCTGTAAAGAGTCAGTCCTACGAACAAGAACATCGAAACGGTATGCACCATTCGATAATTTCGAGGTTTCTAAATTACTCATCTTCAGGTTGTATCCACCTTCCACGATTTCGGTTTCAAAGGTTCCTTTTGGTATAGGATTACCCTTCTCTATTTTTCCGAGTTGAGAGAAAACGGTCGCGTCTTCTAAATGCGGAGATTCAAAAAAATGCGCGAAATCTTCACCACGTCTCATAAATAATCTTAATTCTTTCATGAGAGGTTTACCATTTTAGCAACATCCATTCCATTAACGCATTGCTTGGGCTTGTCCACCGGAATTCAAATTGGCTTCCAGTATCAATAATCTGAAACGGAGTGCTACCGGATCCATAGGATCCACATCCGCTAATGTTTGCTTTAGTGTTTCTCCAGAAGAGAGTCCCTCGTCGCGGAGCGTAAGCCTCCATTCCGAGTTTTCCGCTCGGGCCTCCGTTTGGGTCGTTTGCGTAATCACGCACATTTACGGACGCCTCTACCCACTTGACGAGATTCGCGAGAGGACTTAGTTGACCATTAATCGAATTGTCTGCGTTTGTTCGCGCGGTCACT